CCCCTATCATCTCAAACACCGCCACTACTATCAAGTATTACAATGCTGGTGGTGCTAACTTCGGTCACATGATATTTAATGCAGGATCACCCTATAAGATTTATAAAGTGCATGAATCATTCGATGCGCCAGGAGGATGCGGCAGAACTGATTTACTAAACGTTGTAAGTGGTGCCTGGGTAAACGTCACTCATCCCGGTGAACCTCCACACATGGTTATCGAGCCAAGCTATAATTGGAATAACAGCCATCAGCCCCCCACTGGGACTCCTATCCCGTTAATTTTTCCTCCTGTATCTCAGTTTAGCGCCAATGGACCACGGATCAATTATTCATTTTTTAATCTGGGAAACAGTTTCCCCGCTAACACAACCCCTTCTCAGGTTTCGACCACATACAATGCAGCACTTAACGGAGTAGCCTACACCGGAACATTTACATATCCGCATCCGCTGGTGAGCGGTGCTAGTCCAACCCCAACTCCTACCGCAAGTCCGTCTGCAACGTCTACTCCTACCGCGACTCCATCTGCTACAGCTACGGCTACATCTACTCCAACGCCCACCCCGACAGCAACGTGCGGTGCTCCTACTGCTCCAACCACATTGACTTGCACCCAGATTTCTGAGACTCAGATTAACCTTGCATGGACAGATAACTCGAACAATGAAACTGGATTTAAGATTTATCGTGGCAGTCCAACTTGCTCGAATGTAACCCAAATCGCGACAGTCGGCGCAAGTGTCAACACGTACCAGAACGTTGGATTAAGCCCAGGAACGAGTTACTGCTATCAGGTTCGCTCATATCGCGCGTGCAATCCAGATGCAAACTCGGCTCCAACCAACAATTCCTCGTGCGCTTCAGCCCCAACTCCTACTCCGACAGCTACAGCCACGGCTACGTTTACTCCGACTCCCACACCGAGCGCGACTCCCAGTGCTACTCCGAGCGCTACCGCGACGTTCACGCCAACGCCTACGCCAACCCCAACCCCGTCGGCGACATTCACTCCGACACCTACACCAACGCCTACACCGACAACAACGCCTTCGCCTAATGGAGCTCCGAGCGATCTGTTGGCAACGGCTACGGAATGTCAGCAGATCACGCTTACTTGGACTGATAACGCTACCGACGAAAGTGGCTTCAGGATAGAGCGAGCATTGGCCTGCGATGGAGCGTTTAGCCAGATTGATAGTGTTCCGGCTAACACTACGGCTTACGTTAGCGGCTTCACGGGAGGCGGATTCCGATGCTACCGAGTTCGTGCGTATATCGATGGCGGCGGATTATCAGATTATTCAAATACCGCTGGCGCCACTGCTGACGTTTGCCCGACGCCTACCCCATCGCCAACCGCCACGGCAACGCCTACTCCAACCGCTTCACCTACAGCAACTCCTACTCCCGGCCCAACTCCTGTCGCTCCAACAGGAGTACACGTTACGAGTGGAAACGTTTTGAATTGGACTAGCAATCCGCCCGAAGACAATGTGACGGGTTATTCAGTTCACCGAACACATCCCGGCAATGACATAGTTGTGGGGACAACCGATTCCGCAACCACGACCTTTAACCTCACAAATTCCCTGCAAGGAAACCGATCGACGTTCGATGTGACGGCGACAAATGACAACGGTGAAGGTCCGCACAGTTCAAAGGTGACAATTCAGAAGCATTAAAGTGATTGCGAGTTCTTAGGTAGTTGATATAAAGTAGTTAATAAAGAATGTTCAAAGAACGGCCAACAATTGATGTTGTAGTAATTTTGATGACCATTTTGGTGGGAGTGGTACTGATTATGTCCACTCTTGGAATTCTTGTAGTGCGAATTATGACTCCAGAGGCCGACGTTAGTGGTGGCGCAGCAGCCGTTGGTAATATTTTGACGACTGTTGTAGGAGCTTTGGTTGGCCTAATTGGTGGGCGAGCTGCTGGACGAATGGAAGCCAACGGACTTAAGTCTGCACTAACGCAGACGGAAGAAAAACAACCATGAAAAAAAGAAAGGAAATAATCAAATGACTATTGTTTTCCCACTACTAATCGCAGTTATCGGCTTGATAATGTATTTTATTTGTTCAAACCCGAAGCTTGTTGAAGTCGGTCGCATAATGTTCTGGACGGGTCTGCTCGCCTTTCTCTTGGGCGGCGGAGTCGGCCATGTCATTCAAGCGATCCCGGCTCGGTAAACAAAGGAATTTCCTCCCCAGTACAACAACAACAAACCAAGAAAGAAAAATAAATATATGCCAATTCCAATCGAGATTACAAACGCTAACATCGAAGGAGAAGGTGGCTCAATTCATAATGCCACAATCACAGGCGATGCAATAATAAAGGCGGACCCTGATGCACCACATCCGTCACACCCGATCCTCTTGCCGCCAACATCAGATAATCCTGATGTTTTCTTCCTGCTTAGTTTCTGCCCGAACCCACCACCGCCGCACTGGGAGTGGATAGCCTTCTCTCCCGGTTCGCCACCTGCGCGGCCAACGCCACAGCCACCTGAGCCACCAGAAATCCCTACAATGCCAAGTGAGCCAAAGCCGCCACCAGCTAACGGCGGGTGGGGATGGTTCCCTGGTTACGGTTGGGTTTATTACCCAGGTCCAGGGGCTCCAGGTCCAAAAAAGAGATGAACAGACGAGAGAAGGTACTGTTTGGGTTGGCGCTGATCACGTTGATCGGCGCCAGCCTTCTCATCGGTCAATGCATATTTGATTTGAACGATAAGGGGGAGATATATTACGAGGAAAGCGTTACGCCTACGCCTGAACCCACGGCGCTTCCAAAAGAACAACGTGAAATCGAAACAGACACTGGAACTCCCCCTGGAAATTAAGGGAGGTTTCCAGCATTGAGTGTTGTTCTCTCATCAGGCCACGGGAAATATATTCGCGGAGCAAGCGGATTTTTGAACGAAGTTGACGAAGCACGGAGCGTGGTCGCGGCGGTCTCCCGTTATCTCAAGGCTGCTGGCGTTGGTTGTGTTACTTTCAATGATGATGTGTCCACGTCGCAGAGTGAGAACCTTGATCGTATCGTTGACTTTCACAATTCCCAGCGGCGCGACCTCGACGTGTCCGTACATTTCAACGCCTACGACACAACCGATGAGCCGATGGGCTGCGAGTGTCTTTATTTGACTCAGCAGGGGTTGGCGCAATCGGTCGTCGATAACATTTGTGATGCATCCGGCCTGAAAAACCGTGGGGCGAAAAAGCGCACCGATTTGTTTTTCCTTAACAAGACAGACAAAGCAGCAATCCTGATCGAAGTTTGTTTTGTTGATTCGTATGCCGACAAGAAACTCTACGAATCGCATTTCGATAAAATCTGCAAGGCGATTTGTAAAGCACTGTCAGTCGAGCGCAAGCCTGACACCGGTCTGACGCCTATTCTAACTATTGGGTCAGTTGTCATCTACAGTAACGAGGATGGAAGTTACGTGCGGTTCATAAGCGATCTTGATGTTTGCAACGACGGCACTGGTCCGACCCACGGCGACCCGCACCACCAAAAAATGACGGCCTACTATAATGGCGGGAAATACCTAAATGCTGACAAGGACCAGTACATCGTGATTCCGCCACAGGTTCGCCAAATGGTGCCTCCCGTGGTGATGGGTTGCCAGGGACAACTGACGAATTTGAAGACTGGCGTTGCCTATCCTGCCGTGACGGGTGAGATCGGTCCGGAAAATAAAACTGGCGAAGCCGCCTACTGTCTGGCGAAGTTGGTCAATCCTTCGGTCACACACAACTCCGGTGACGAACAGCTTCACTACCTATACGAAATATTTCCAGGGATTCCAGCCGTGGTCGGTCATAAATACTACGCCCTTGAGCCAGCCGGATAAACACTTTATGAAAGCCTACAAAATATTAGTTGATGGCGTGGTGATAGGATTCGTGATTAACCCCTCTGGCAACGCGAGCTCGGACGCCGCGTTGTCCGCGTGGAACAACGCGAATCCAAGCTACCAGGGCGACACGGCGGAAGACGCGCGATTCGTGCAGATATAAAAAGGGCGTGGCAGATTTCTCCACCACACCCGATTTGGTTACGGTTACCGAATTTTTACCGATCCTTACACATTCCCCAACAATTTGCTATGTCCGCAGCGATACGCTGCCACCATGACGCCGCATCCGCCGTTGCCAAACTGATCGAGATAGCGATCAGTATGAGTGCGATTAGTTTTCTCATTGTTGTTTTTCCTCCATTGTTACCCACGAATTGCCTTGTGAGTCGGTCACCGTGGGGTGTTTTTTGTCGTGCCAAAGCATGGCCACAATTGTCAATAGTATTACCAGGACAACGAAAAATTGAATATCATTTTTCATAGTTCTTAAATCTTATTCCTTAAGGACGCAATCAAAGATTCATCATCTTCTTCATCGACTGCGCCTCCTCGGACTTTGAGTTGCGCTCGTTTACGGTGTATCCGCGCGCGTAATTCGCGCTGATAATCGGGGTCAATGATCACTCCGGTTTCTCCGTTACTGAGCGTGATCTTTCCGCGCCGGATGTCTTCGTAGGTTCGTTGCAGATCAAGTTTGCCTAGCCAAGCTTCCTTGTTTTTCTGTCTGCCGTTCGCCTTGTATTTATCCCATTTTCTGTTTGCTCTGTCGTGGTTCATTTTGATTTTGTGGTTTGCTTATTTTGGCACGTAAAGGTGCGTTAAATTCCTCCACGATCCGTTTACAAAGTCCGCGTCCACGTCGATCCCCAGTGTGTTCTGACAACTGGGACAAATGACGCAATCCTGCTGGTCACCGTAGGTTATCCACTCCCCGCACAGTGGGCATTCCTCTTCTCGTTCGACGCCTCTCAGGTTGAACGCTGTTTCGTTTGGTAAGTCATTGATCATTTTGTTTTCTTTGGTTTGTGGCTTTTGCCGTAAACTTTGTCGAAGTAGTGCTTTGTGATTGTGCGCTTTTCTCCTGGCCATCCGCAATTTGGACAGTTGAAATCGAGCTCGCGCTGATGAGGATCACGTTGCCTCGTTTTGCGGAGAGCTTTTATGACTTGCGCCCAACCGTAGTGATTAGGATTCACATCATCCTCTCCCAGCTTCCCCCGATTTTTGACCACATGAAGTTGGTTTTTTTGCCAATGAGCCATGAATTTTCAGAGCCGCCAGATCGTACTCTGTGGCTGCTTCTTCAGGAGTAGAAAAGCTTCCAAGGTATCTTTTGTTTTTGCCTCCAATCCGAATGCATGCCACCCACTTATTTACTAGGCTATGTTGTTTTTGTATTCCTTGGAATCCGTTCGTGGGTTTCGGAAATGTGCGTTGACAGTTCGATGATTGCGTCGTGATCCTTAGATTTTCTCGTGTGTTATTGAGTCCATTTCCGTCGATGTGATCTACTGGACGCTTTATACTTCCGGTTTCGATTTCCAAAATGAAATGGTGGAGGAACTGAGATTTACCATTGATTGCCCTGTGAGCGTATCGAAGCCTACCAGTTTTGCCCAGTTTGCCAGAAGCATACCAAACATGCCGAGATACCCGATCTGAGTCTTGGCGTGATACTAGAGTAACCAATCCTTGAGTCCGAAGAGGAATTTCTACATAATCCGATTCCATGATCCTCCTTCCCGGCTCCACATTTCGAAGCTTGCCCAGGGGAACATCTCTCGAGCGCACTTGAACTTGACCATCGCGTCATCGCGCTTGAAGCCTTTGATTTCGATGAACTTCGGGGAATCTGAAACCCGTAATCCAGCTTCAAGATGGGTTGGAATAACGAAGAATTCAAGATGGGTTGGAATAACGAAGAAGTCTGGCGTGTACCACGTCCGATCGGCCAAACGCAGCTTGATTGCCTCGTAGCCCCACCACGAAATCTCACCGATTCGCTTCCCTGACTCCAGAATTATCGAGAATTCTTTCTCATGACGGTTCATAGACCGCCCCGTAAACGAGCTAGGAGTGGCCTCTACAGCGTTTGAATTTGTTTTGAGGGTAAAGATAGCGGGGTTAGCCCTTCGGAACGATTTTGAGGCGTTGGGGAGGTTTATCATACAGATTTAGTTTTTGAAGTAATCTTCTACTGCTCCGTTCATTTCGCCATTATCCTCAAAGCAAGCGGCGAGTTTCAGAATATCTCCGCCGAGAGCGCGAAACTCTTTCTCGTAATAACTTTCGATTACAACCATCCCGCGATCCCATCGCAATAACGAATCGCCATAGTTATCAAGCCAGGATCGTAATGATTCGTTCATTGGTTTATCTCGACTAGGGCTCGAGCGTGCCTGTCGGTAAGCCACGCCCCTCGGTTTTTGATTGCTGATTTTCTGTCTGGAGACTGAAGTTTGTAGTCTTCGACTGCGTACGCCACGGCTTTTGGGCAGTGTTTCACGCGTTTCGCCCACAAGTCCCCGAACTCAGCCATTTCGTGTTTGGAAAGAATTGTTCGCAATTCTGACATTAACTCTTTCTTCCGAGACGAAAAGCCTTTAGGCCGTTCTGCTCCAGAACGTTCTTTGGTTCTTTCTTTCGAAGAAAGAACATATGCCTCTGCTTCTGCCTCTGCTTCTGAGATAGGATGACACCGGTTGACACTGGCTGAGTTTGGCTGATCTTGGCTGACGGTGGCTGACTTTGGCTTATTACGGCTCTCGGCTGACTTTTTCGCTCTATGCCTCCGCTGTGAGAGACGGTTTTGGTCACGGCGATCGTCATCATTGCGTAATGCGCGATAATACAAAAAGTTCAGGATTTGGAAGCCACCGGGGACCTCCTCGATTCGGCGCCCTTCGTTCTCAGGGTTCCGAAGCAGGTCCGAACTGTCCGAATCCGGCGACATCAACGCCTCCCACGGATTACGATCAGTCTCTTTATCCCACGAGATATTTGCCAGCCTCTCAAGCCCTAGTCGAGAACCCCAAACGTTCCCTTCTCGATCAGCTATTGCGAGAAGTGTTACAAAGAGCAGCCGAATATGATCTGGCTCTGTCCATAGAGATGAGTGAACGATTGACGAGAAAAGCTTTGAGTAAGACATAATGCTGACTGTCATACTTTGTTGAATTTAATTACGCAAGAGGTTTTTTCGGGAATCGAATCATTCGTGAATCCAATAGTTAATTCTGTTGTCCTTGCGTATCACCGCAACCGACTTGCCTGCTTTAATCGCAAAGACAATCTCGGCGACGGAATCCAAGTCTATACCGTCCGTGATCTCAGCTACACGCTGGACTAGTTCCATCCTGAATTTATCCTCGTCGTCCATCAACCCGTGCATATATCTATGAATGAATGCGCGAGTGACCGTTTCTTCCTCGTCCAACCGTGCGCTGAGATGAATGCCCATTCTGCATGTAATCGCAGAACTCCTGCCAAAGCCCAGGCTCTCGCATCAAAGCTCGCCTGATCTTTCGCAGTCCTCTTTGTATATCCAAGTTCACCATCTGTTGGGTCACGCCCATGTAGCAGGAAATTACGACTTCGTTATGCGGCGGTTTCTGTGTTGCTGCCAAGATTTGCAATCCTAGTTCCGGTTCCCAGTTACAGTCTGAGTCACGTTTCCCGTGCATCTTCCTTCACCTCTTTAGCTTTATCCCGCCTGAGATTCTCAATCACTTCCGCCGCCCAAAGACAAAGCAAATCATCAGTTGCTGTAAGGTGTTTCACCACATCGCCGGGATAACGCCGGTACAATTCATTCCATTGTTCTCTGCTCATTTCCCCTCCTTCATCTTTACCAGCGCGTCGGTTGCCGTGTTGAAACTAAAGGAACATCCAAGGCAATGATTCCGATTATGACCGTCAGCATGATTGCGTATACCTTCCAGCGCATCCACCAGCGGCTTCATCTTCTCCCGCTCGGCGGCGAGTGCGGTTCGGAGTGACGAATTGGTTGCGATCAAGTCGTCGTTTATTGATTGGGCGTGCTCCCGCTCGGCGGCAAGTTGCTTTCGTAACCCTGCCTCAACTCGCCTGGATACCTTGTCGACCTCTTTTGCGGCGGCGAGTGCGGCGTTGATCTGTGAAGCCGCTATGATCCATCCCATTTCTTTAACTAAGTTCCGAAGGGACTCCCACGTCCACTCCTGTGTCAAAGGTTGCTCGCTGCGCCGCAATTCAATCTGATCTTCGATTGGAACGAAGCTTGTCGGATCGAATTCTTCTGGTCTGCAATTTTCTGCTGCTGTATGACTCATAACAAGGCTGCACCGGACTTGGCCGATGCAGTGTGAGTAATGAACTACTGTTTACTGGCTACGATGCTGCCCCAGGCTTTGGCGTCGCCAGCGCCAACGACAACAAAGACCACTAAATTGACGACCGTTGGCCGAGTCACGGTGATCACGCGTTGAGGTGATCCGGTCTGGTAGCCATATTTTGAGGTGAACACAGTCCCAGGCAAGGAACTATATCCGTCGAGTCGAGTTGTTTGCAGCGTGGTTACATCTGCAATAAAAGCCACTCCTTGATTGTGACCAGGGTTTGCATTTGTGTAGACTATGTTGGCAACACCGTTTACGACCCATGTTCCCGGTCCGATTGTGCGTTGTGTGACTATGACCGAGACTGCGTTAGGGCAAATTCTGGCATCCCAATATGCCACGTTCGATGTTGCTACCTCTCCCTGCGCCACTAGCGCAGCCGTTCCTATGATTGCGGCTATTAAGGCCGCTGTTCTTGTTTTCATATTTTCGATATTTTCGATAGTAAGAGTGAGGCGTTTTCTAATACGGCTTAATGTATCCGCACCATTTACATTTTTTGTAAATTTCAAACCAGATCGAGCAACAGTTTTCAAAGTCATGACCTTGCTCGTCGCATCTCTCTTTCATTGCAGCTTCACACGTAAATTTCGGGCGCACCGAGGAACAACCATGATCCCTGTGCGCCCTCGACGCATCAACACTCATTGTCACGCCGAAATTCATAATTCAAATAAATCAAATTGCTGGGAATCAACCGAACCATCCCCGTGATCTTGCCCGCATGTTCCTCCGCAACTAGGTAGATGATAATTGGCACCGCTGCATCTGTAATCGCCTTCTTCTGGTTCATCTTCCCGTTCGACCCAGGCGCCTACGTGTTCCTTGTCTTCTAACACACGATGCTTAACACGATAACCTTTCATCCAGAGCCGACCTTTCGCTGGCGAACAGTGGAACATTGAGAGCGTGACCCTGATTGCTCGCCCAGTGCCTAACGTGTTTAACAAAGCGGCTTCGAGATGGTTGTCGTAATCGAGCTCATTCTTGAGCCGGTGCCGGTTGGTTTTCGGTCTATCTATGACTTCAAAGTTCATATCAATAGCAGTCCTCGCCTCCGCGCTTCGTTAGCGTTCTCGTGTATCCAAGTATGGCACTCTTGGCATATAGCCATCATGTAAAATTTCTCGGTCAGTAGGTTTCTTCGCCTTCCCATCTTGTGATGAATCTGAGTCGATGGATTGCAGCAGGTAGGCATCTGACAGACAGGATAAGCATGCAGAAATATCGGCTTCATTATGTAATAGGCGCGCAAATCTTTTGCTCGTTGTTTGCTTACTGTTCTGATAGGAGACCGTTTCATTTATGCAGCTACCCTCAATTTCGCGGACCTGGCGGCGGGTTTCTTTTCGCTCTTAGCTACGTAGTCAGCAAAGGCTCTAAGAGAATGATGGATTGTGCAGTTGTCCATGTCGTATCCTCTGCCATCTACTCCATCCGGAACGCACCTATGGTCAGTTGCCAGCCAACCATTTTTCACTTTCCAAAGTTTGTAGTATCTCATTTTCCTTGCTTCATGTTATAGAAGTATTGCGATATGTTCTTGAGTAAGATCGGTTGTTGTTTCACCCCAGGTCGCTGCCTGCCAGTGCCGCCATAGAAAGAGATGCCCTGGATAAATGTCATACCATCTACGGTTACAAGTTCAGGCTGGCTTTTCCTGGCTTTATTTGGTCTAACTGCATAGATATGTTCCCAAGCAGTTCCGTCCGATTTTCGACCCCAAACATCGATCATGGTAAGCGTCCAAGTGGTATGTCTGAAGTCCCACCAAATCGATGCGCTGGGCGTATCGCGTCCAAACAAGTCGGTGAAAAAGTAAGTTCCGCCATCGAGCTCTCCGAACATGCTCACCCATCCATCGAAATAGAATTGTCCTTCTGGCAGATCAAAAAAACCGTGTGCGGCCTCATCGAAAAAGATTTGTTCCTGCAACTCGAAGAACGCGGGAGGCAACCCCTCATCAACATTAAACCCGCCAGGGGTCAGATCGATGAGTTGTTGCGCGTGCGTGATGCTGACAAACGCCAGCGTTAGTATTAGTATCAGTTTTTTCATAGTTTTCCCTCTGTGTTTTTTGCTTTTTCTATCGCTTCTCTTTTTACCTGCGCGAGTTTCTTTTCGAGTTCGATAACTTCGGGGTAGTCCCGCTCGATTGATTCGTTCAATATTTTTCCTACCACATCTTCAACCGTAAAAAATTCTGGATGCAAATCTCTGACCAAGAACAGGCGCGTTCCGATCTCATGTGTAACGTAGATTTGTGATCGTCGTTCGTAGCTCATTGCTTAGAATCTTCCTTTCCTAGCAAGAAAAGCCTTTCGGACATGTCTTGTTGCGGATTCGATTCCGACTTTTTTAGCTAAATCATGAACCGTTTGGTGGCAGTGATCGCATAGGATAATGAGGTCCGTGGCGCGTTCCTTGCCTAGACGTTTGTATGTTTTGTGGTGCAGATTGAATTTAGAATCCGAGTGGCAAAATTCGCAGATGATCCGGTGATATTTCTTTACCATCCTCCGAACCCTATCACTCGTGCGTAAGAATCGCGTCCTACAACGACGCCATTCATCCGAAGATACGTAGCGTGCGTATTCAGGAAAACCGTTCATTTCGTCAAACACTTTTTTTGCTGCCGTTTTCATTTTTGAATCGGCTTCGTTGGCATCATGTCTATGTAGCTAAACCATTTAATTCCGTCTTCTGAACGTCTGGATGAAGCCTCAATCCAGATTGACGCTAGAGTTGCCTGAAACTGCTCGCTTGTTCTGGCGATTGGTGGCAGTGTTGGCGCGATAGCACTATCGACGCATTGCACGCACAAATTGTAGAGATTGGCGGCTTGCATCAGATGTTTGCGCGCTTTGAGGATATTATCAAGTTGTTGCTGGTCTGGATCGTTAGGAGTTAGTTGAGACTCCATTCCTATCCATCCTCCTGCCAAGACTGCTGTCTTGTCAGGGATTCCCCATTTAGTAGGAGGCGGGGAACTAGCAGCCTCGTCGTCGCGTCCGATCTGGCTGTCCTTTCCGCTTTGTACTCGTGAATCCCCGCCTCCTGTTGGGGGAATGTTTTCAGGATCGAGCACTTCGGTTCGAGGCCCGTATCTCGCTACCGCCTCTTCAATCACTCGGATTTTGCATGAGCCGGTCAACTTGATTCCTTCGTAGGTCTTACCTCGTTTCGTGGTAATGTCCCGCTTAACTCCGGTCAAACCGTGTTTCGTTTCCGAGCATTCAAGCGAGACTAGACGCCCTTCGATCGTGGAAAGATCGTCGTCCCCGCCCCAGGTAACATAGATTTCCTCGTTGTCGTCCTGTAGGACAAAGTTTTGCAGCACCCACTGATTAGGCGCTCCCGGTTCTGATCGTTTCTGGTCAAAAACCTTTTTGATTCGGCCTTGGACAGCCGGGATAATTTCGCCGTGCTGCATTTCTCGGACTTGGCTTATTGTGAGTGTTCTCATTTAGTTTGAGCCGCTAATTCCCATTTCTCGCATTACCATTTTCCAAAACGGCGCAGGATTTTGCTCCATTATTTCAAATTCTTCGCGCGAGATTTCACCATCGACAAACATTTCTCGGATAAGCTCTCGAGCTTTGTAGTCGTTTTCTTCGTTCTTCATTGCGTGAACCCTTCCCCTTCGCATTGCTCGCAGACTTCGTAACCGTTCGTGCATTGGCAATCCTGTTTGCCATCCAAGTCGTAGTAATGACCGTAACCGTTGCAGTCTTGGCAGTGTTTGTCGGTGTGACCTTTGCCGTTGCACTTGTCGCACAGATCGAGACCGGATAAGAGCCATTTCCCGGTTGATAGCCAGCGAGTGTGCTCGGCATCGGTAGGGAGAGTTTTCTGTTCGCGCAACCATTCGTTGAACGTCCTGTAAGCGTTCTCGTAAAGCAGTTTTCGCTGTCGAATGAGATCGTCGTGATTGATGAGTTGTTCGTTGTAATTGTGACAACGGATCGCCTCGGTGGTCATCGTTTGATTGCTCATAGCTTGTAGAACGCTTCGCCGCTCACGTTTCCTTTTCCATCAAGCTTGATGTTGAACCTGTAACACTTCACCCATTGCCCATAGGGATTTACCCGCAGATAGTCAGACGCCCATCCGAATACCATGAGCAAACTTTTATCGCTTATGGTTCCCTTGAACGTGTCCTTGTGGACGTAACCACTGCCGTCTCTTACGATTGAATGCCTGCCACTCACTTTCCAATGGCCACCGGCCAGACTGTCGTATTCCGCGACATACGTCTGCCTTTCAAAGTCGTAACTGCCATTCACCATTCCCGGCAACGGAACGTTGAGTCCGTACGGTGCTGCGTTCGAAGTTGAAGCCGTGACCGCTGTGAGTGCTAATACTGCGAGGGTTCTTTTGATTTTCATGTGTGCTTAGACGATATGCGTAGGGCTTCGTTCAATGTTTGTCAATTCTTTTTTTGGGTCCTAGGCTTTGGGCGAATTGCAGTCGATACGTTTTAGAGTTGATCCGTTTGGTGGTTCCTTTGGCTTTGCGAGCGTATTCGCGCCGGTAAATAGCGTGTTTCAGGCAAAGTCCGCTCGTATCTTCTGGTTCTCCGCACACGATACAAAGTCCTTCGGCTGCGTTGCGAATCTGGTAGATTCGCTGGCGTGAGACCATGTTACCGTTAGGAGCTAGGTAGCGGTGCTGTTTCATTGTTTTTCGTCGGTTTGGCTGCTCGATGTTTTGCCCAGCGCACGTTTGCGGCTTTGATTGCTGCCTGTCGTCGTGCTTCGCTGCCTTTCCCGGCGAGACCACCCAGGCGCCCTGCTGCTTTTACTGTCATTGATCTGCTCATTGCGTAAAGCTACGCATAGATTGACTTAATCGTCAAGTTTTTGCGATCGTACGATGAGGTCAAGGAAGTCGCGGCAGTCAATTAGCAAATCGCGCACCTTATCATGTTCCATTAGTTCTGGATTGAACAGACCACCGCTCGCAAGGTACTCTGTAATTCTCTGGCTTAATTCTCTTTCCATTTTGGGAAGTTTTCGGTGAGTTGGTTAAGCACATCTATCATTTTTCGTCGCGTGGTTTGCATTTCAACGAATTTACTGGAATTGAATTGCAGGGTGTGCCGTTCACGTAGCTTTTTGAGTTGTTTTTTAAGTGATTTTTTAGTTCTCATTTTTAATCGTCAAATCTCGGAATCAATTTGCGTTTTGGTTGATTGAACAACCAGAGGTTCAGAAACAGCCATTTGATGCGTCGGGATCGCCTTCTCATTTGTGTAAATCCATTCCAATAAGCAATCCAACTCCGAAACCCACAATGGTGCAGAATGCGATGGCCAAAATCATTGCGCGGCCTCCCATAGTTTCCAGCCTCTCTTTTCCATCATGCGCCGAGTGAAAGGGCAGTAGCCTATAATTGAGCGAATCTTGCGGTAATTTTCGGGCGTTCTGTCCTCATCCGATCTGATTAGCTTTGATTCTTCGTTTGACCAAAATCCGCGCATAACAAGATTTCTCTCATGGTTGCGGCGATTGGCTATTACAAATCCGTTCATTGCGCGGCCTCCCACTGCTCGAGGGCTGCACTGCCATCCGCCCACAGTTCGCAAACGGCAGGGATTGGCGGCAAGTCGTTCTGATTTTCTTTAAGGTTTGCCAGAATCTTTCTGAGTGCTTCCGCTAGTCGCTCGGCGTTGTTACAGGCGTACGTTTGATTTAGTCGTTTCCATTATCGCGCCTCCGTTTTGCGTTCATCCTCGGCGCTTTGCAGGATTGAGGGGAAAGCTTCCTGGCTCCATTCTTTCTCGCTAACTTCGTGCCACGTTATTTCGTCGCCAAATCTGTAGGCTAATTCAAATTTGATTTGGGGTTTACGGTTGGGGACGAACGTCCTTGCCGTTGCTGCGATAATCCCGCGAGCCGGAATCCGCTCGCCCGTTACTGTCTCTTTTTCCTCTGTCATAGTGTCCAAAAGTGTTTTGGATGCAGCAGCCTTGCAAGGTCGCAGAGCCGCGCCTGTCAGTCACCGAAGCTTCCGAATCAGGGCAATGTCTCGCATTATTTTTGGCGTTCCTGTTATGCTGCATCCAAATTGTTTTCATCGCTTGACGCTCACGTTTGCTGTCCGTGAGCGCGGAGCGGTGAACACTTCCGCTACTGGTTTTGAATCTCCTCTGCTAATTGGACAAACATGAGTCCAAATTCCTTTGTTTTGATTATGCATCCGCCGCGTGTCGGGCGGCCTTTGTTATATTCTGGATTTTCCGGCAAGCAAAACAAGCCCCAGAGTCCAGAGGTGGACGTGTAAGCTGTTTGCTCGTATCCGAGTGTAGCCGCTAGTTTTTCCGCTTTGTCGAAGTCCGATTCATCAAACTCTAATTGGATAATTGGTGGTGGTGTGTCTGTTTGTGTGTTCATTTGTGTTCTTTCAATCTTCTGCGGTTGTGTTTGTGTATGGTAGAAATCCGGTCAATGCTTCATTGTCGAATTGCACCCAATTTGCCATGCCTCAGTGTCCGTGTATTTCCAGCCTTTATTCACTGTCCTCATCCTCGCTTTCATTGTCCTCATCGAAACGAGGTGATAGTTCGTTGCAATCGAGCATATCCCGCACATCACCGTGCGACATATATTTGAGAGCGCAAAGCAACAAGTGATCTGCGCTGACTAGGCCATCTTCGACCATTTGCAGCGCAAAGTCTCGCGGGTCGCGCTTAAATAATTGTGTGTTCATTTTGATGTTTCTTTTTTTGGTGGGTAATAGCCTTTGTCTGTTGGTTGACGGACAAGGGCAGGGTTTGTTTTCTTCGCGCCGGTTACTTCGTCGGGTATTCCGAGAAGCTTCCGAATCCGGTTTCTAAACTCGTCATTCGTTATTGTCGGGTAATCTGTTCGCTTTTCTCGTGCGTTCATAGAAGTTTAGCAATCTGTTGTTGTGCGTAGGCGATTGCTTCTGGTTTCGTGTCGAAGTTTTCCGACTCGTTCCAATCGTAAACGCCTTTGATGTAGCATTCCACATCGTAGCCGCCTGTCCCTGACGTGATTCTGTGCCAGTCTGCGATTCGAATGACTAAATCGCGTTTGCGCGTTTCGATTGATTCGACCGTGTGACGTGGCCAACTATTAGAGGTTGGCTTATTCGGTGGGCTTTTAATTGGTATGTTCATTTGTAGATTAGACAGTATGCGTAGCGTTTCGTTCAATGTCAAGCTTTTTCCTCGCCCCAGATTTGCGCGTCGAGTTCTTCGCGTTCGCGCTTTTTGTTTTCGACTAGGCACTAGGCGTCTGCCACCACTTACTAAGCAATGTTTCGCCGTTCATGATATTACGTCCACCTTTGTTGAATAGGTCGCATTGTACCTAATCGCGTGCGCGGCGTCTCTCGCTGTTAGCGCGTCTTGTATCGCAAAGCGCAAGATTGCCGCCTTATTTCCTGCTATATTGGCTAAGGCCAAAGGTTGCTCGCTGCCACTGAAGTACTGCACCTTGCCGCCTTCTCGCGTGATATAGGAAACGTTACCCATTGAGTCCTCGACTCGGATGCGAAAATTCTGGCTTTTCGCTGCCCTTAGTTTTGTTTTTCTCTCTGTCGTCATATTACTGCCAACGAACGTGCGCTGGCAGTGTATATGATGATGTCAGACTAGCCGACCATGCCGTATCGTCTGAAGATGTAGCGATTGACCGCGTTTCTAACCTCGCGCTTGGCAACGTCCAACATGAAATCCGCCTGCCCGAATGCCGCCGCGAATGGAATTTTGTCTGTTGTCCAACCGCGTTCTAGCATCGCGTGAAACACAAGCGAAGGGACAACGTATTTTTCGTCCATGTGCAATTCAATGTGGCTTGTGTCGTTGAACGCATCGCCCAAGGCCTTGCCTTCATCTGTTACCATGTGGCAGTAGAAGCAATCGCCGGCATTCGGCGTTTCCAGGGGCAAAGCGTCCGCGCAGAGTTTCGCATAGGCGTTTATACGCTTGCGAAGCTTCGCTTGTTTGGCTTCGTCTGAAGGCTTCGCTTGCATTTCAAGCTTGCCATCTGGAAGTATGCGGTCACCATCGCTGAACATTCCCAACGTTTCAAACTGACCGTTGTATTGCGTCCAATACCAAACGCCTTTTGATTGACTGATCCCGTATCCGCTTGGCAAGTAATCATTCAATCGCGCTTTGGTAGTTACAGTTTTCCATCCGCCACTGTTAGCGACCACTGATCCATCTGGGTTGAAAGTTAGGATGTCCGTTAAATGCAATCGAATGGCGATTGCTACGGGTTTGGTTGTATTTGTACTGTTGAAGTCCGCCGCCGTAACTTCGCGATCCGCGTCTGTGACTGGATCGTTTGGCGAAAGGTGGCAAACCTTACACGCTTGTTCGTCTGTTACATCTTCCGCTGTCCATTTTACGGAAGCGCAGCGACGTTCCGCGTATGTGTTATTCGCAATTTTTCGGCCATTGCGATTGCGGCCTTGTAGTTTTTCATTTAGTTCTACGTATGTTTTGTTTTGTGTGTTCATGTTTGGTTGTTGGTTGTTGTGGTTTTAGTCTTTCAATATGCTGTTACATCAGCGAATGCCGTGTAATCGACTTCCAATTTGTATTCGCCTTCCTGATCGCCAATGTCTTGAATGTCAGACACGCACGCTTTGGGCGAATAGTTAAGCTTGAATATTTCCCAGCGTGATCGAAGTAAACGAATCGTTCCAGCGCGCGATTCATCACTGCACGCTTGCCAGCTATCGTTGACGCTCCAGCCGCTTTCGCTGTCGCGCCACAAATCGAAAAATCTTACGCTGAACGAATCACTGTTATCCGGCAACAGCTCATTCATTCGCGCTTCAAATGTGCCTTTGCGATATTGAACGCGAGACGCTTCGCTCCCGCCCGTTTGCTGATTTGTTTTTTGTGCCATGTCCTATTAGTATGCTAAGCGGTTCGTATGTTCAATATTTATTTTGATTTATTTTTGAACGTAGGGCTTCGCATAGTCTAAACGAACATGAACAACAAAACATCAAATTGGATAGACGCCTATTATCACGCGCGTGATTTAGGCTATTCGCGCACAATGGCGAAACAATTGCGGCATATGCGAATTGAGCGGATGTCTAAATCGTTGCCCCAACTCACAAGGTAAGAAACACACACTCCGACACAAACGAGCGCTTTTTGTTGTTGCGGATCGCCAGCAAATGACGTAAAACGAGTGTTGATGCCGGATGCTGCCCCGACCGCCGCGAGAGCTAACAACAAATTGGCTGTCAATAGAGATGCAATAAAAGCCCTGGCCGCTATCCACGGCTTACGTGAAGCCGCACGTCTTGCCGGCCTAAACGAAGATACGGTCTGTACCTGGGCTCATCGCGAAAAGTGGAAGATCGACATCAGAGCAGGCAAGTCGATTAATAGCGAAAGCAAGCCGAAAGCAACGCCTCTGCGTAGCCTCGCAGACCGCGTACAAGCCTCGTTGGCGCGTCGAAAAGTGAGCTCAAAGGTCAATCTGAGCAGGTACGTACAAAACGCGTCCTCGGCGATTTCGAGGGTTAAAGGCAACAAAGCCATACACTTATCGAAGCACGCAAATAACATTGCGAGCACGTACGAGAAAGTCTGGCCGGAAGATAGGGATCGGAGCCAGAGCGCGGTGGTGAACGTGCAGATACTGAACGCGAGTGTCGAGCCGTAGCCTGGTAAAGCGTCAATGCTACGTCAATACGGCGGAGCTATGCTAGGTAGAACACCGGATTAGGAATCCACCGCGCGCATTCAATACAGTACTGTGAGCAATAGTTAAAGCCCTGGGGTTAAGCTATATATTAAAAATAAAAGCATTCTTATTTCTATTGACGCCACACGCGGCGCAACGATGGCGGGGGGAGACCGGAAACACGGCGTGGGCGGGCGTGGCACCACGCTCACAAATTTCTCATGTTGAGAGTCTTAGGGACAAAGAGAGAGCACCCCGCTCACAAAAATTCCATGTCCTGTCTCACAAAATTTTCAGTATCAGGATGTTATGTAACAAGAGGACATCTTTGCTGACAGATGCTGACAATAAGCAACGCGGTCCCATTATTGGGAAAGTTGGACAAAGCGGGAGTAACGGGAGAGTTGGACAAAAAGAAAGATTGCGGAATTTGGGGAGTTGGACAAGGGTGTAGTTGGACATGAGTAAGATGGGGAAGGAATATTGGCGGGAGAAGAAGAGGGAGCAGAGGGCTACTGCGAAGAGGTTACTGATGGAGGCGGAGAAGCGTATAAAGGATTTGAAGGAAGATTTGAGCGGTGGCGTAAAGCGACCTTGCAAGCATGGTTCAACGGAGGCAAAAGGCGGCTTGAAACGCGCGATAGTACAGCCGAATAATGCTCAGTTGCCCGCTCAAAAAAATTTGCCCGTGCCTGTGCTGGCCGACGCTGCGGGTGCTATGCACGCCGCCTCAAGTGCAAGCGGCGAAGCGCGAGAGAGCACTGAAAGCGAACAGCGGGAGGCCGGAACCCGCCATGTTAAAAGCGTGGACTCTCGCGGCGGGCATCCTTCTTTAGAAGGGGAAATAGATACCCTTTACCGGAGGTGTGTGCATTGCGGGGCGGCGTTTCCGGTTGAGGAGGGGCAAGGGTTGGCGCGGTTTTGCAGTTTTCGGTGTAGGGAAGTGACATTGGCGAGGTTGGCAACGGGGGGTGGATGAGCGCGGCGGGGTGGGATTTTGCGAGTGCGGACAATAGCAACGTGCTGGTGAACAGCGTGAGTTACGTGCCGATTTTGACTAAGGGGATTGTGGGGATAGCGGCGCACGACACGCTTCTTATCGATATTTGGGGGACTTTCCTGAATAGTTCGGGTGGACCGCGCCAGTATAGTTCGAGGGTGAGCGTTGGCGGGGTGAGTGTAATTGACACGGTGATGTTCAATGTTGGGGCGAGCACTGTGAGCAGGGCGGCTACTGTTTTACGCTTTATCGTGTCGGTGAGCTCGGTAAACGCATGGCGCGCGGAGGGGGTAGGCTGGATAACGGGTACTATACCGGGTGGAGGGTTTTCGACTATAGGGAGCAGTTTTGGTTCGTGGAAGAGCGGGGCAGAGGCTTTGCTGGGGACGAAGCCGGTGCTGGTTCAGATGAAAAGTAATTCACCCGCTGCCACGCAGATATTTACGATGCACAGCTTCGGGATTCGCCGTATCCCGCAAGTTCCGTGAAACGGAGGGAAAGAAAGACTTGCCCCGCTACCGTTTTCCGAGATGGCGCAAGGAAGGGAGGGTAGCGGGGTTTGTCGATGGCAAACATTCTAGTGTTGCCAAAGTCCGTGTTGAAGTGATTAAATCACGGGAAGAAAAAATATGCAACCTTTTTTGATGGTTGCTGCGAAGGTTGCAACGAAGAAAGGAGGTATAAAAATGGCTACAGAAGAAGGAAAAAAAACCGAGAGAACGGAGAAGGGGGAAAAGCGGTATTGGCCGGAAGTGCCGGGGCAAGGTATGCCCGAGCCGCGTTCCCCTGATCCGCTTGATCCCGAGGGGAAAAAGAAGGATGAGGAGGAAGAGGGCGGGGACAACGGAAGCCCGACGCCGCGTAAAAAAACGTATTACAAGGCTGCTGCGAAGAAGAAGAAACGCTAACTCCTCGGTGGAAGTTTGGACTGAGAGCGGTGGAGCGTTGCCGCTCTCAGTCTTGCGGAAGGGTCTCCCTAGTTTTTGGCGATGTGACTGCGCTGGAACGCGTTCTTATCGAGTTCAACGCGGATGCTTTCCAACGTGTCACTCCATATCGGATCAACGGCGATCATGGGGGTTGGCCCCTGCACCCTGTACGTTGCGTGTGGGCAACCTCTGAACACTTCCTCGCCGTACACGCGCTGTGCGGACGTAACGATGTCGCTGATCTGCACTTCAGCCTTTTCTCTCCCAGCCATTGCGCGGGATGCGAACAACGCTAGGCCGAGGATACCTGCTAACAACAGCACCGCGATAATTTTTCGTTGCCAGCGCATCGCCGCGCACAATTTTTTGCAGTGACCTTCCTCCTCCTGCAAATCAATTTGCAGTTGTAATTTTTTAGCATCTTCTTTTTGCATTGTTTTTCACCTCCTCTTTCTTTTAATTGGTATAATCGGCGGTGAACGTTCGGTCAAGGATGATTGCGAAGGAACTAAAAGAAAGCGACAGCATTATCCAGAAACCAAAGGGAAGCAGGATGCCGGAGAGGTAGAAGGCGAGGACCACGAGGGCGCCGGTGTAGATAGAAACGCAGAAGGGGCATGTGAGCAGTTTCGAGCACGAACCGATTTCGCGGAGGCGTTTAAAGACTCCCCACGGACCGAGGTCGCGAGCGAACAGAACAGTGAGCCGATAGCACGCAAAACTCCCGATTACCCACCAAAGCCATGTCACGATTGCTTTGGCGAGGTTGCGATTTGCGGGATGCCAAAAGTCGTTCGGACAGGCTGTTGCGGAGGACGGGCGTTAGCAGAAATAATTTCGCCTATTCCCTCTACCTTTTTCACCGCTTCCATTAAAGTGTCAGAATTGATTACAAGTGTGATTTGGAATTGTTTCATACCTTTTTGATCCACGATTTGCCACACGCTTGTACCGCAACCCCTGCAAGGCTGCAAACGATTTGTGAAAGATTGGATAAGCGGCGTCATCAAAGAATGCACGGCTCACTGAATGTTTCAGTTCTTACCGCATCCCACGTCCAATGACTGCCAAAGGCATCCGAGCTACTATCCCATGTGATAATTCTAACCGCGTCGCTTACTATGTTCTCGCCTGGAGAAAAGTCTGGACCGCCACTGGATTCGCACTCTCCAGAAGACTCACACCCGCTGACTTGGTCGAGGAAGTTATCTGCCCCAGGGTTGCAGCCATCAAGCGTAAAGTCACACGAGAACGGGTCGCCAGACGCGTTTGTGCCTTCTGTATGCCCTGTTCCAGAACACGATTCGCAGATCGAGGGATCGCAATGCTCAACACGGATTGAAGTAAACGTTGTCGTAAATGCTCGAGGGCTAGAATCACTTGAGAACGTGATAGTTCCTGAAACCTCCTTGGTTAATGTCTTCCATTGCCCCTCTCCCAACCACCCGGCGTGGGAGCACTCACCGCATGGGAGTTCCCCGCAAGGACTGGGATCGCAGTCAGTTCCGTCCCCGTAGTAAATGCCCCCATCGGATTCGCAGCTTTCTTGTGACTCGACAGTGCAGGCATCTTCTCTGCAACAAGCCCCAGTTTCCACGCACGGATTAGGTTCGCAGGTGGTATCGTCTCCCTGGTAAATGCCACCTAGTCCCGCGCAACCCTCCCCTGTCTCAATTGTACAACTTTCGCCGACGCAACACGCTCCGGTAGGTGGTTGTGGACACGGGTTTGGTTCACACGTTGAATCGTTTCCCTGATATATTCCTCCGTCAGATTCGCAACTTGTTTGAGTTTCAACTGTGCAAACCCCATCCCGACAACACGCGCCTGTGGGCGTTGGCGTGGGTATACCACCACTGCCTTCTGGTGCTGCTGCTTCTTCGCAAGGAGGACAGCGCACGCAATACCCGTTCTGCAAATTTCCCGATACTCCCTGTCCCCGTATACGGAAGTTGTCTTGAAGTGTTTGGACTAATTTAAGCTGGCTTTGTACTGCCTGAAGGGGCGTTTTCGCTTGCGTTGCTTCGGCTGTTGCGCCAAGAATATCCCTTAAACCAGCCATTCATTTATTCCCCGGTCTGATTGTCCACCTCAAACCCGTCGCCGCTGTTTCCAGATATTCTGCTGCCAACAATCCTGAATAGTTCCATCAACTGCTGCCGTTCGTTTACCTCTCTTTGGACGCGCTTAATGTGTATGTCATCGAAGATCGAATCGAGTTCCGCGATTACCTCATCTTCTACCTCATCACCACTGATTCCGTTATCACCTTCCATAATCTTGGGATGTTTTGATATTTGATGTCCGCTGCTATCACCTTTTGCGTTCCTACCCAAGCAGAACCGGGGACAGTAGTTTCGTAACTCACGATAAGTTCGTTAAACGCTGCTCCTGACCCTCCGCCACCCGATACGCTGGCGGCACCGCCATCACTAAGTCCAGTGATAATGGCACCTGTCGGCGGAGCATCTGGTTGATTGATAGCCATAATCGAATCGGATACGCCAACTGACAATATCGTACAGCCGGTGCCATTGATTGTGATAGTCCCGCCAAGAGTGTATCCAGTTCCTGGCGCGCTGAGTATGTACATCGATCCGGTGCCAGTCGATCCAGAACCAATTCCCAAGTAGTACTCGGTGAACGACGGCGTGGTTGCCGGATAAAATGCGCCTAGCGTGTTTGTAATATCGTCATGCAACACATCCGTAAAACTTTGCGCTCCAAGATCGCTGCCGGATGAATAAACAGGAACGTTTACCGTGTCGCTGATGATTTCTTTTACGTCGATGTCGAATGTTCCAAGGTCCGCGTTTCCTACAGTCGGCGGATCGTCGCTGTCCCTGACTAACCACCATGTTCGTATGGTGTGTTTGGCGAGAAGCGCGGCTGCTCGCCTGTATCCTTCGCGGTGGCTGAATGTAATCAGGCGATTGTAATCGAGTGTGCCGGGGAACTGGAAAGGATGATAACGATAGGAGATAAGCGCGTTCTCAGGGCCGATGTGGTTCCCAGGATCAACCGTGCGGCGAACCCTCCTAACCCTCCATTTATCAAGTGGCCGTAAATCTTCGACCGTGAAATCAGGCAGTGGATCGGGCGGTACGTACGGAGCTTCCGCGTCCATGACCTGCGTTTCAATCGCGTCATAAGTTTGAAACTCTTCATTCCAATCGCGTCCTATGAGTGTCGGCCAGGAACTGTCGGTGTTCGTTCGACTGGTCTTTATCCAAATGCCGTTTGCTAGTTGTTGAACTTTCGAGGAAACAACCAAAAATCCCTGGTCAACAGTGAGGGGCGAGAACGCCAGTTGCACAGTGACATCGAGTATCCCGCCTCCGTACTGCGTGGTCGTTTCCTGTCCCGTAACGCTGACGCCCACTTCCTCGTAGCGAACTACGCGCTCGTCGTAAAGGAACGCGTTCTTTTGCCTCCTGGAATGTTCAATCTCCCCCGGCCCAAGAGTAGGCATCGTGGCTTGTCCTGCCACGGTATGTGACTCAACGATCGTGGGCATTTTCGCCCTGAGTTCGATCGGGATGATGCCTTCAGGGATAGACACCGAGAAGAATTTCTCATCCAGCCATTCCTTGTCTGTCACGACTTCGTTCCCGACCAGATCACCGACAGGCTCAATCTCGACGGTGTGAATCACGCCTCCGCTCTCAGACGCACCTGTCGTGATGGTGGTAAGGTCTTTGAGGGTCTTACCTATCTCGGCTGGCAGATAGTCGGCGCCGTATTGCACGGACGGAATCACGTTGCCGGGGAGGTCGCGGGTTTCGACTACCTCTTCGCAAACCTGATTATCTACTCCCTTATGGGTTTTCTTCGTCCAAACCCCGCCCACGATGATTTCTTCATCCACTGCGTCCGCCGTAAGCTGCCTGCGCGTGTTTACCGTTACGACTTTGCCGTCTGGATCGAGCCTTGTCGTGGCAATCCACGGACCAGGAAGCGTTTCAAATACTCTGATTACGTTGAAATACTCAGCGTAAAACTCGCTGGTCTCAGGAAACTGCTTCGCTTCCTCTGAAACGAGGTAGGTTCTTGGCGTACCGCTTGGATCGGGATCGCCTTTGTCGAGTGGGAGATAGCCAGCCTTCGGAATCCGGTAAGACCGGATGATTAAAGGATGAAGATTCGAGTTTTCAGCGAATTGGATGGCGTAATTCCACAGGTCAACGCTGAGTTCCCCAGCCGCAGGCTGATCCATCACCCAGTACCTGATGTACCAGTATGGATCGCGCGGGTTTACGTCCTGTTTGCCGAGTCTGTGATTAGGATAATCGCGCGAATTAGGATGCGCTGTTCCCGGTTGAAGCGCCTGCGAGTGCGCGAGCTCGCTCGTTACCCATTCAATTAAGACTTCATCGGTTTTATCCGGCGTAGGAAACGTGCGTACCGGATATTCGGGTGGCGGAGTTTTACCGATGGGCATCCCGCGCAAAATTGTAATTGCACTTTTCTAAATCGCAATGTATAAACGCATTTATCAGAATGAATCCGAACGGCGCGAGGCATCTCACGAATCGCTTAACTTTGAAATGGGGAACGGTTAAGAGCTGGGATTTGGAGAGCGAAGAAGCGATTGCTGCCTTAAACAAATGGGCAAGCTACGGTCATTCAATGAGTGCTATCTGCCAGCACGATACTCCTGAACAACAACAGGCGCTTCTCGACGCTATTGATTTCATGGATGAGATTTATTTGGATTGGGAGGGGAAAACAGTTTCGCGCGAAGACGCCAAAGAATACGTGCGTAATTACGGGAAGAATTAGAGAAATGAGCATTCAAGATATTAGCTTTTATCTCCAAGTCATTATCGCGCTCTCGGTTTGGGTTTTGGTCGCTGTGCTCTGGTACAAAGCATGATTACGTCATCAGCCATCCGAAATTTTTTCTCTGTAATGGACAGGGATATGGCGGAAGCACAAGAAATGCTCCGCACCGAGGAGGAGTTACGAGAAGCCGTGATAGCCTATCAAAAAGCTTGGAAACTTGATCCCTCAAAAGACATGGTAATTTACGCGGAGAAAATGAGTTGAATATCTGTCTTCCCTTCGTCTCGAGTGAGCGTCAACTTGCGTTGGAATGGATCAGGTGGGTAAAAGATTTCTGCGGGTTTCAGGATAGCCACGATCTTTTCCTTCTACCGTTCAGGGGCGTTGATCATGTAGCTCACGTTGGTCTCGCGAAGGATGTATTTGCGAACGTCAATGTGATTCGAGATGCCGAAGGCAGGGTAAGCGATTGGAAAAGCGGCGCATTATGGCGAGACGCACTCGGTCCGAACTCACTATTCCGGCAGGCAGCATGGCATTTTTACAATGAAGTGAAGAAAGGTCCGTGGTTTTTCTGTGAACCTGATTGTTGCGTGATTCGAAAGGACGCTTTTGACGCTGCGGCGGCAGAATACGTGGCAAGCGGTAAACCGTTCATGGGCGTGGTCGTAGAGATGCCAACGCTAAACGAAGAACCAAAACGGAGACTTAATGGAACAGCTATTTATCACGAGAAAACACCCGAGATCGCGCCAAACCTGTTCATTTCATTTGAGCCACCGCAGCGACCGGGGATCGAAGCGGCTTTTGACATTGGCGGACGTGGAGAGGTAATCCCGAACACGCATAATTCCCGCCTTTTTCAGCACAAAGATTTCGGGAACGACGGCAAAACTCCGCCGACTTTTCCGCGTGACACAGACATAATCCTTCCGCACACCGCTTTCTTTCATCGTTGCAAAGACGGAACGCTTTATCGAATGTTGTCTAAGGTTGGACAACCAGTGGAGGCTGGCGGGAATGGTGTCGAGGTTAAAAGTCCTCGGACGGGTTGCGCGCTGGATTTGTCACAGCGCGTTGAAAACACTACCTCCGTTGGTGAGACGGAGACGAGGGTTCAGCCTGATGAAACACCCGTCCAGCCTCCCTCTGATTTTAGTAAACGGCTTGAAGAATTTGAGAAAAACGAATGGGGGAGCACTGGCTCGTCCGATCAAGGTCGGTCGCTGCCGAAGAATAAGGCAGGTAGCTCTCCCATTCGTCGCCGTCGTAAACGCAAGAAACGCCAGTTTACCCCTGAACATTTAGCCAATCTCAGAGCCGCTGCTGCCAATGCGCGTGCAGCAAAAATCAAAAAGAACCATGAGAAATCCTCCACATCCAACTGGGAGCAATCACCCTAACAGCAAACTGACCTGGGGAATTGTCGATCAAATTCGGACTGAATGGGAGTTAAGTCCGAAAACGAGAGGCATCCAATCACGGTTGGCTGAGAAATGGGGGATCAACCTCAAACATCTTCACAACATCGTCCATTTACGCTCATGGAAAAAACGATAGTCTCAATCGGACGCAACGGAGACATCATCAATCTCCTGCCGTTAGCCTACTACTTCTCCCTGAATGGAGGATGTCAGTGGGTGGTTGGCGAAGAGTTCGAAGAGATTTTTGACGGCGTTTCGTACATCAAACCTATAATTTGGTGTGGCGCGCCTGACACGCTCAATAAAGCGATGCTTTTCGCCCAACACCACGGGTTCAATCCAATCTGCGCGCAGGTCTATAAAAATCCTGACTCGAGGCATATCTCCGCTTCGTACTGCGAAGAATCGTGGCGCCTTGCTGGCTTCCGATATTCGCAGACTTGGCCTCTGATATTCGATAAGCGCGACAAGAAACGAGAACAAAAACTGATCGATCGCTACATCGACAGGAAGCGAAAGAATGTTTTGGTGGGGACAAAAAGCATTTCTTCGCCGTTCCAAAAAGCCAACGAGCTGATTGCCCGAATACGAGGCTTAGACTGCAACGTGGTGGATTTGGATAACGTGAAGGCGGAAAGGATTTATGATCTTATTGGCCTCTATGACGCTGGAGATTTGGTTGTTACCGTTGATACTGTTCATCTTCATCTTGCTCGAGCTTGTTACACGCCGCTGATCGCACTGATCCACGACGGCTGGCTCGGAAGCGTGCTCCCTCCACAATGCATCGCCAGCCAAACCTACCCGAAAATGTTGAGCGCAATGCAGACAGTTCCGTTCCGCGTAGAACAAGAATTGATCAGGGAAATTAAGACGGCAACGCTTGTCGTTGATGTTCATGGAAATACCGCACGACATAAACGCTCCCGTGCGACATGGCCGATAAACACGCTCGTCACCAAGACCAAAAACATCCCGCGTCTAAAAGATGTGCTGCGTTACGGACTTGGCGATGGAAGGGACGTAGTGATTTGGACAAACGACGATGTGAAATTCAAACCCGATACCGTCGATCGTATCAAGGCTCACGCTCAAAAGTTCCCGTTCGGTTGTTCGCGTCGAGATTCAAAGCACGTAGGTCGCGAGATATTCTGGTTTCGTCAAAGTTGGTTGGCTGATCACATTGATGAGATGCCCGATGTGTATATCGCCCGACCGAAATTCGATCTGGTGATTGCGCGCTGGTTGCGGAGTAAACTGGGAATTACAACCGTGCTAGAAAACCTGACTCTCGATTTTCCGCCGATGGAAGTGCCAGCAGGATTGGTCGAGCACGAACCTCACGAATCAACGTGGGTAGATAAAGTGGATGAGGAAACAATATGGAACGAACAGATGTGGGACAACAGCAACAATTAAACGGCAAAAAAGTTAGTCTTGTGTGCGGCGGCAATATCCTTCGAGGATGGGAGAGCTACGATTGTGAGAAACTTGGTGCCGATGTCATGGCGTTAGACCTCAATACTCTTCCGCTTCCATTCGAAGATGAATCGTTGGTAATGATCTTCGCGGAAAACGTTCTCGAGCATTGCAGTCCGTCTCACGCGCTGGCAATCCTCGATGAATGCTATCGCTCGCTTAAAGCAGGCGGAATAATTCGTCTTTCTGTTTCTGTTCTTACCAAACTAAAGGACACGTACGCGCGCGACATCATTAACGGCTACGGTAACGGGTCTGTGTGGAATCATGATCTGGTGTTGACCTATCTCGAGTTCGCCGGATTCAAAGCAGGCGTGATACGCGATGAATCAACTGCGCGATACGAGGCGATCAAATGAAGGAACTGGGCATTTGCATGGCGGGATTAGAGGAGGCGATTGAATCTTACACCCGTCTTGTAGCCGACCGTTTCAGAAACGTTGTGTACATGGAGATTGGCGTTGCCAGCGGTCAAACCCTGGTGAGCGTCACCCAAGTTCTTCGGGAGAGCGCAAAGGAATGGACCAGCATTGGAGTCGATCTGCCTAACGGGTATTCACTGGAACGAAACGGAATTTTGCAACGTGCCAACGCCCTCGGTATTCAGTGCGAGATTGTTGAACTCAACGATTCGTTCGGTCTTTTCCCCGCCAAAAGATTTGCCATCAATGTCGTCTTAAAACCGGTTCAACAATTTTTGCAGACCAACTTTGTCGGCTCAATTGAGCTGGTGCTGATTGACGGTTGCCACGGCAAAGAGTGTTCCATGAAAGAATTTCTGATGCTCGAACCCTTAATGAGTGAAGGAGGCATTGTGATGTTTCACGATTTTGGCGAGGATTCAGTAGGCGAACCGCAACCGCACTGTGGCACAGGCGACGTTCTGGGCGCGTGTCGAGAACTCGGACTCATCGACAACCATAGACGAAACTGGAATCACCTAGCTACGGTTGTCGGAGACAAGGAAAAAAATGGACGCGACCTGGGGGTATTTGAAAAAAGCACATGAAAGTAGTTCTGAAATACAACGTGCTCGGGAAACCCGTAACGGAGAAAAAAACCCGAAGCCACATGAGGTCTGGTTGGCACATTGGGAATTTGGAGGCTGTAATAAAAGTTATGCGTAATTCCGATCGACTGGAATTTTCTGTCTATCCTCACTGCGAGTTAGATGTTGATCTAATTAAGTCCGCAGCCAAAGCTCTCCGAGATTTTCCAGAGCCGTGAAACTGGTCATCTTCACGATCGTTTTGGATGGGATGCCGTACATCGCGTGGCAATACTCGATCTTTCAAAAACTGAAGTGTGATTGGCGATGGATTGTAATTGAAGGAGCGGCCATGAATAATGGTTCGACTAAATGGTGTCAGAAGCAAGAGGGGCGTTATTCGATAGATGGAACTACTGATTTTCTGCTAAAAATCTGCGACTACAGACAGATTAACGTACTTGCTAACACGAGGTGGGAATCAAAAGATGCGATGGCAAATACCGCAGTCTCGGAAATAACCGAGCCGTGCGTCTTAATGCAGGTCGATGCCGACGAAATTCATACTCCTGAAAACATTGAAAAGATCGTTCAGTTATTCGAGAAGGACGATTCGCTCGGCGCGATTCGGATGCCGTGCAGATTCTTTGTCGGTCCACGCTTGATCTGTCACGGTGAGAATTGCTGGTCAAATCGCAGCTTCGAATGGACGCGCGCGTGGCGGTTTGAACCTGGGATGCGTTTCCTCATTCATGAACCACCAAACCTGCACCCGCTCAAAGGCCGGATCATGGAGAAAGACGAAGCCAAAACGCACGGACTATCTTTCGATCATTACGCTTACGCCCTCAAAAAACAGGTGAAGTACAAGGAAGCCTTCTACGGTTACACTGGACTCGTCAACCAATGGCGGTCACTGCAAAAACACGATCATTTCCCCGAACAGTTGAACAGATTTTTTCCGTTCGTGGATGACAAGGTAATGGTCGGCAAAATATGAAGAGAAAATCTATAACCAAACAACTCGAAGACGCGATTCCAGAAGCCGTAAAGAACGCGGTAAAACATGCAATGATGGAGTACGATCAGGAATTGATCGACGAAATTACTGTCGATATTAGTGGAATTGGGGAGGTTTCTATTGAGATATACGCGGGCGATGCCAAGACATCAGTGAGTCTGAAAAAGCTCGTGGCCGATTACCTTCAGGCGTGGGGTGATGACGATGATTTCATAGATTTTTTCCCGACTATTGCAGATGATTTTGAAGCCGCCGCGTCCAAATTTAGGGCTGCATTTAACAAAAAGAGAACTCCGGTCGGGACGCGATGATCGACCTAGATTCACTCGTAGATTGGAAGGACATCAAGCGTCAGTACAACATCCGGCGCGAGCTCACCTACCTCAACAAGCTACAGTTCTGCGCTTACAGGGGGTTCGGTGATCCGTTCGAAATCCGAAAGGAACGGATTCAGGTCATGTGGCCGCACTACCAGTGGCACAGATGGAATGAGAGACGACTGAGCGGTGCGTGTAGAACGCATTGGCTAACTTGGATTGGTCCCGGCGCGAGCGGCAAAACTGTTGACGCCAGCGTATTTGGTTTGGAGTACTGGCTGCAGGCGCCCGATCGCACCGCCGTCATCTGCTGTTCTACGACAATGAAAATGCTGCGAATGCGTATTTTTTCGTACGTGGCGTACTACCATCAATCAATCGTGAAAGGGAAGGAAGATTATGTCGGAGAACTGCTGGATTCAGTTACGCGTATACGATGGCGACAGGGTGACGACAAGAATGGAGTTTTCGGTATGGCAGTCGAAGAAGGGAGTATTGAAGAGGTCATCAACAACCTCATCGGTATTCATACCGAAAGAGTCCTTCTCATCCTTGATGAAGGACAAGGCATTCGGGAAGCAATTATGCGAGCCACAAAAAATATGGCTAAAAATCCCAGGTTCGATTTCCTGATGATGGGAAATCCAGAACACATCAATACTCCGCTCTGTCGCGAGTCAGAGCCTTTGGGTGGTTGGGATTCGGTTGTTCGCGGTGAAACTGAGGAATGGGAAACTCTCGGTGGTCCGGTAAAAGGCAACGGTCTCTGCCAGTTTTTCGATGGCCGCAAAAGTCCGGCAGACGATTCGCCGGAAGAAACAAAACGGTTGCCGTGGCTGATCAATAGGGACTGGGTAGCTAACCATCTCAAATCCGTCAGGGGCAACCTGAATGATCCTTCATTCTGGAGTCAGGCAATCGGTTGGCCTCCAGCGATGGGACTGGAATCGACGCTGATTGACGACTCGATCCTGATCACGTTTCATTGCAAAGATAAGGTGGTGTGGACAGAAGGATTCAGGCAATGCGCCGCGTTAGACCCCGCGTTTAACGGTGGCGACAAAAAGATTCTGCAATTTATCAAATACGGCGAGACGTTGGACGACAAAGGGAGACGCCGTTGGGTGATCGATTTTGGCGATTGGATCGATGTGCCGATTGATTCTGAAGAAAAAGAGCGACCTATCCATTATCAGATAGTGGATTACTGCAAAGTTGAATGCGGCAAAAGAGGTATTAAGCCGCGAGATTTTGCTTTGGACTCGAGCGGAGAAGGTGGCGGCTTAAAAGCCATCTTTGACCGGGAATGGGGTATCGTGCATGGCGTCGAAGCGGGAGGGAGCGCGAGTGACGATCTTCCGATTGATGAGACTGGGAAGACGGCAAAGGAAGCGTATGATACCCGTGCCAGTGAACTGCTGTTTTCTTTTCGGGAATTTGCATTGTCTGATGGGATTAGAGGGTTATCGAATGAGGCTGCGTTTCAGGGGTGTTCACGTCGCACATTTTTCCGTAATGGTAAGTGGTGTGCAGAACCGAAAACGGGTAGTAAAGGTAAGACTGATGAACGGGGGCGTCCGGTTCGGGGATACCGTCAGAGGATGGGACATTCTCCTGACCATCTGGATGCCTGCTGTATAGGAGTCGAATTTTGTCGAAGAATCGGAGGCGCTGTCGCGACGGTATTCTCGCAGGCTGTGAACGATCAGCCGTGGACACAGCAGGATGACGAGTTCGATTCAGCAAGTTACCTCCACGAACCAAGTTATGCCTGAAAACGTCAAAGACCGCAAATGCTTAAACTCAAACCTAGTAACGTCACGTTGACACAGAACCAAATAAGTATAGATTGATCAAATTACATGGTTCTTATAGACCTTACCGGAAAGCGATTTGGAAGGTTGGTTGTCCTTCGTCGGGTTGAGAATCATATAACTTCTGGTGGGCATTCCGTTTCCTCTTGGCTATGCAAATGCAACTGCGGCTCAGAGGTAATTATTCGTGGAAGACGATTACGACGCTCCGAGACTCGATCATGCGGTTGCTTAAGGGCAGATACAATGTCGGGGATAGCGAGAGATTACAACACCACGCACGGAGGAAGTTATACGCCGCTGTATAATGTATGGCGCGGCATACTAAAGCGATGTTACATACCAACAAATAAAGATTACAAACGTTACGGAGCTCGGGGAATTAGGGTGTGTAGGAGATGGATGGATTTTGCTAATTTCAGGGATGATATGGGAGACAGGCCGAATGGCATGTTGATAGATCGAATCAATAATGAAGGAAATTACGAACCCCGAAATTGTAGATGGGCGACTCCAAAAATCAGCAGCAACAACCGAAGAAAACGATGTTACGCCTAAAACCGTCGAATGTGACAGTGCCAGATCAGTTCAGATTTATTTGCCCCGAAGACGCCCATGAAATCAAAGCCTACGGTAAAGAAGATTGGTTCGCCAAAATCAAAACGCACTACGTCAACAACGGCTACGTGCTCCCCGAAAACTGGAAGGAAAAAGCGGAAGACCAACTCTGCCGAACCTTATCAGGGGAATGGTGCGAAGGCGGAAAACCAGAGTCCTTCATTAACACTACGCGGTTTACAGTGGGGGATTTTGTTCGGGGAACGAAGGTCTTGGGATCGTTTATCCTTAGCGGAAAAAAGGTTGTGGACGAAAAGATGGCTCAAGCTAGGGCGCTCATTTGTTCGCGGTGTTTCGCCAACGTCATTGTCCCAGGTTGCACTGCGTGCAGTAAAGCAGCGAATGTCATCTCAGAAGCGAAAGGCGCCAGGAAAACGCCGTACGATCATCTCCTGAAATCCTGCGGAATCTGTCATTGCTCAAACGAAGCGGCTGTTTGGTTGCCGATTGAGCACATTTCGAAGGGCGTAACCGAGGAACAGAAGGCGCAATTTCAGGATGTCGAAGACTGTTGGCGTAAAGAAGAATTTGCAACTCTGAAGGAAAAAGAGTAAAACTCGCCACGGAATGGATGCGCCTCTCGCTCTATTAGGGCTCGACGAAGAAGGTCAAAAACCAGTACCGGAAACCCGTCTCCAAACTGCTTCGGACGGTCGCAGGCTTTACGACGCTCTGGTTCAAGAAGATAACCAGGGTCGCTCATATTTCCGTGCTCTGGTCAAAGGCATGACAGACGGCAATCCGCCTTACGCCAAAAAACCGAAAGGGCGCACATGGGAAGCGAACCTAAATTTCCGAGAGGGAACAGCGATTATGAATCGCACCGCTGTTCCCTACTATAATCTGTTTGCCCGAGTTCCCTACTACGCTGATTGCAAAACCAATTTCCAACCTGATCACCCGAATTATGCCATGTGGAACGCGTCGATCACGCGACGTTTCCACGACATGCTTAAAAGATGGACGGAGTTCAACTGGACGATACAACAGGTCTCGTACTGGATGCGATTGCACGGGATCGGCATCGCGCTTTTCGATAAGGATTACGACTGGCGATTCAGGAGCGTCGAGACCGGCAGCGTCAAGGTTCCCAAAGGAGCTCCATCTTGCCTCGACAAAAAAATCCCGTATCTCACCATCGAAATTCCCTACCGAATCACTGAGCTTTGGGAGCGAATTAAAGACCCCGAAACCGCCGAGAAAGCGGGATGGAACGTCGAGAACGTTCGTAACGCCATCAAGTTCGGGATGAAAAATCAGGCGGGAACAGATTGGTACTCCCGCAGCTGGGAGTGGTATGAGCAAAGGCTTAAAAACCACGATCTATTCGTTTCATTTACCGACTGCGACATCGTGAACTGCGTGATGATGTTGTATGTGGAATTTGGTAAGCCGGGGAAGAAAACCAAGATAAGTAAAGCGATTTTCACCGAGGCTTACGTCTCGGTGCAAAACCCGACAGTTCCAAAAGAGAAAGACGAGGATAAGAAAGACTTTCTCTATCAGGACATCGAATGCTACGAGAATTACTCCGAGTGCATTATCCCGTTCTTCCGAAACACCGGCGACGGGACATGGCATTCAGTTCGCGGATTTGCGATGGAGTCATACGGTCATTTGGAAGTGGACAACCGGCTTCTCTGCCAAGCTGTTAATCGCGCGTTTATTGATTCTTCGGTAGTTCTCGCGAGCGCCACTGCGCGCGGGCGCGAACGACTTGAACTGGCGGTGTGGGGAACGGTGGTTAGTTTGCCGACCGGCTCAGAGTTCAAGCCGACTACCGTGCAAGGCGGCATGGATGGTCCGGTGCAGATGCACAACCTGCTTCGGGCGCATCTGATGAACAACATCGGGGTAGCGCAAACGAACGTCAATTATCGCCAGGACGGACGCGGCGAGATGCCTACCGCGCGACAAGTCGATTATCAGGCTGCGACTGAATCTTCGATCGGCGAAGGCGACATCACCATCTTTTATGGCTATCTGGATTCGCTTTTTAATACCATGTTTACCCGTTCGGTTGATCCAGCCTACTCGGACGATGAAGCCAAGCGGTTTCGCGAGGAATGCTACGATGACGGTGTGCCAAAAGAGGCTCTGAAAGATATGTGCTACGTCAGAGCCAACCGTATGAACGGTTACGGCAGTCCAGAACTGGCACTAATGAAACTTCGGCAGGGAATGGAAATCTTTCCCAGTCTGCCAGAGGAAGGCAAACAGAATTTTATTGAGAGCTACGTGACTACTGTATTTGGACCGGATAAAACCGAGTCGTTCGCACCGCGCTCGCATATTCCCGACGATCAAGATTGGCAGGCTAACGTTGAAAACTCTCAGATGTGGGCTGGCGCAATGCCGATTATTGCGGGTAATCAGGATGACGTTCAACATTTGATGAGCCATTTGAACGACGCTCGCCAGCGTCTTGCGCCGTTAGCTCAATCGATGGATCAAGGCCAACAGGATATGCAGGCACTTGGTCAAAACGGGCAATACTCACAGATCGTGGTGCAACACTGCGAAGAACATATCCAACGGTTGAAGAGCGATCCTGGTCGTAGAGCGCAAGCGAAATTGTTCGAAGATCAGTTAGGGCAACTCGGTGATTTCAGTCAGGAAATCTGGAGAGCGTTTAGAACTGCTCAACGCGATCAGCGGATTCAACAGGAACAGGAAGCGCAAGCCACAGCGTTGTCGGCACTCGATCAGGCGAAAGTTGAAAGTGTGCGGACGGCTGCGGCAGCGAACGCGGCCAAGACGCAATCGCAGATTGAAAATCAGCGAGCTAAGACCGCTCAACAAATGCAGATTAAGGCGTTGAAGACTGGGCAAGACTTGAACATTGACAGAGTTACGACTGTACACGAGATCAATACTCAGAACGCCAAGACGGTAGCTGATATTCAAAATAAACGGAGAACGAACAGCGAAGTCCCCGAGGAAGTGTTACCGTGACAGCCGATCAATTCCGAGCTAATCCAGAGTTGGTAAGCGCGTTACACGACCTTTTGCAAAACAGCGTACTCGCCAACGCTCTCGTATGTCTCAAGGATGAAAGTCCGTCCCTCGATATCCCGCTCAATTCCGATGCTCTCGCAAGTGTGCGGGTTGCTGCCGCTAAATCGGCGTGGGACGCTTGCATCAATATGTTTGTTACCCTTTCAGTGCCACTACCCTTAGTAAACGAAAATGATGATCAGCCAACATGGGGTGTTGATCGCAACAAGTTCGCAATGAAAGAAGCCGTATGAATGACGTAATCGAAAAACCAGTGGAACAACCAAAAGTTGAGGTTGTGAATCCTGTACTCAAAGACGAGCACGTTGAACAATCCAAACAATTCTTCCGAGACCAGCTTGCTAAAGCAAAGGAAATGCCTGCCGAAGAAAAAGTAGTTGAACAAGACGTGGCACGGATGAAGCCACGAAAAAAAGAATCCCCTCAAAGTGAATCTCCTCCGGTAGCCGAATCGAAAGAAGTCGGGGAAGTCGATCTCTCTCTGTCGTCCTCGAAACCTGCCGATGCCCACACCGAGCTACCGGAGGATATATTTACGCCTGCTGCCAAGAAAGAGGAGGTGAAGCCTAGCGAAGCGATAACTGAAGTTGACACAATGAAGCTACCGGAAGGGGCCAAACCTGTAGAGGTAGCTTCATTCTCTAAACTCAAGGAAGTGAGCAAATCGCACATTGCGCGACTTGAAGAGCAACTGAACGATCTTCGCGGGAAAGTGAACGGCAACGCCGATGTCGAAGCCTTGCGGACTCAACTCAAAGAATCGCAAGGTAAATATGGCGAGCTCGAGGAACGCTTTGGACGCGAGCTTTATACTGCATCGCCGCGTTTTCAATCTGAGTTCATAGAGAAAGAACAGTCCGCGATTTTAGGCGCGAAAGCTTATCTCGATGGTTCTCCAGACGTTGATGCCGGAATCGTTGATATGCTTGTTGCATTACCTCCTAAAAAGAGAGCAGAAACGTTGGCGGAACGCGGAGTCGATCAGTACGCGGCTGGAGGAATTTTAGCTGAACTTAGTCGGTTCGACGCTGTTCAACGCGACAAATCAAAGGCAATCGAGAACTGGAAAACCGATACCGCTCAATTGATCGAGCAGGAATCCGCTAAACAGCAGGAAAAGGATGATAGGCGTGTGGCCCTAGAGAATGAAACCTGGGAGAATACAGTTAAAGATTTACAAGATTTGTGGCCTCTTAGAAAATCAAAACAAGAAGCGTGGAATCAACGAGGTGAAAAGATTGTTTTAAACGGGAAAAAGATTTTCAATGGCGGGTCGTGGAAGTTTGATCAGGATGGAGAACTTGTATCAGCAACGGAAAGAGAAGGACTGAAGACCATTGGCGATCTTGTTTTGATGGGGCTTTCTTACCGGCCTGCTGAAAAAATCATAGATCAACTTACCAAAAAGAATAAGGAGCAAGCAGAACAAATCTCCAAACTCACAGCCTCCAAGCCGGGAGGCGAGATGACGCAATCCGTACCTTCGAAGACCGAAGATAAACAGCACGAAGGAATGGATCGGATGGAGTCCGCCAAAGTGATCTTCAACAGGTTCATGCAGCAAGCGAAGGGTAATGGTTAGTAGTTCACCACCCTTGCTTGTTGTGGTTGCTTGGAAGGAAAACTCAGACGATAAGCCGCTTCAACGTCGCCGCGCATTAGTGCCTGATCACGTTGTTGCAACCGTGCTCTGATGGCTTTCTTGTCGGCACCCGTCATCTGTTCGTAATTCTGCGTGCTCATCCCGCCGATAGCCAAAAGTGACGTACCTATTTTCTCCGGTATTCCTCCCGACGCTAGAGCATCGCCAACATCTTGAGGAGACAGGGGCGCATAAAATCCAAGGAGCTCGTTGATTGGCGTTGTGGGTTCGCCGGTTGGAAGTTGACCTTCTAAGACATTGAATGCGCTGCCCCACGCTGGAGCGAGTTTTCCACGAGCCAGTCTCGCGGTTAATTCCACTGGTCCAGGCGTCACGATGTCGGAACCCAGTTCCTTGATCTCGCCTTTTTGGGTTTTTAGTTTGTTGGTGACGATCCGCGAGAAATGATTGATGTAACTTTTTAGTCCCGCGGTGATGTCAACACGCTTGTTTCCAAACCGAATCCCGAAATTGCCCGATCTCGGGTCTAATTCTACGCTCGCTCCCGCCGCTCGAGCTAATCCCACCATCACTCCCATTCCCGTTAAAGTCCTTGCGTATTCAGCCGCGATAAGTGCTCGTACCGCAGGAGCGCCACCAGCCTTCAAATTTCCCCATATCGGTTGACCCAAGAGATACTGGACGCGAGAAACCGCCAACTGTGGAGACCATAATACTTTGGATGCAGCATTAGCAGCAGCAGCAAATCGTCCCATATTGCCACGTCCCGAAGCGATATTTACGTAGTTAGCGAAGAGGCGGTCTTCAGCGGCAGTCAATTTCCTTCCAGTCATTTTTTCAGCCAAACCCGTAAGCGAATCGAAAGTATCAGAGCGGAGTTTGTTTAGGACGGTGGTGTAAGCGCGTTCACTGGCTTTTACGCCTGGGATTTTCTCTGCTAGTTGTGACCTGAATACTTCTTCCCTCTTTGACATCCGACCTCCTGGCTCAGTGATGTCAAGCTTGGCATGACGCATCCGATCATATTTAGGGTGGCTCACGATGTCCTGCATTGCTGCGGTTTGAGCTTCCTCGCTTGCAAATGATTTGAGCATTGATGGAACGCTTTTGGCGCCAATGATCGGACGACCAGTAACGATCAATCCTCCTTGCCTCAGTAAACCAGAAAGATCGTATGCGCTCTTGATTGAACGCGAAAGTCCAACACCCAATTCGGCGGTGTAATGTCCGATCTTTTGATACAAGGGCGCTGCGTTAAACCGTTCTTGCGCCAGCATATCGTGATATGTAGTTCGCGCTTTGTCTCGTGCGTGAAGTAGCCTGATCGTTTCGGGATCGGTCACGACTCGTCTCGGTGGGCGAAGTGGGGAAATATCTTTTTCTCCTGTGCGTCGTTCGTATTCCTCGATGCCTTTTTGAATCTGTTTTTGGTAAGATGCTTCAGTTCTTTGAATGTCACCGTGAAGCTTCTGAATTTTGTTCGCTTTATCTGGAGTCAGGGGTTTCCCGCCACCTTCTGCTCTGATCGTCGCCTCCATCTTGGCGAGAGAGAAATCCTGATCAGCCAACATTTTGCGCGCGTTCAATCCGCGTCCGCCAGCCGTTCCCGCAGATTTGTCCACATCGTAGATTGTTTGCACTCGGTCTCGAGCGGCTTCGAGTCTTGTCTTCGCAGCTTCATCGGCTGGATTAGCGTTGACTTCTTTTACGGCAGCGTCATGCGCCTGTTGAGCTTTGATCTGTTCGCGGAGTAGCAAGGCGTCTTCGGTATCATTGAGAGCGCGAGGATTATTTTTTAGTTCTTCAACGAGCGTCGGTCCTTCGGCGTCTCGCGCTTGCGCTTCATCCATTGCCTGCTGCCACGAGCGCCGTTCGGGTTCCGCAGCCTCGGGCAATCCTCGCGTTGCTCGCTCTTGTTCCGTGACCTTGTTCGCTATTCCAGTTACGACATCGGGTTGCGGCGCTCCTGGTTGCGTGGCAGGCGGCGCTTCAGTTGGAGGAGCAGGAGGCGCTGTCGGTTCCTCCGCTAACGCCAACGGACTTACACGTTCTCCTACCGTTTCCGGCGCGGCTTGACCAGGTTGCTCGGCTTCCCGCCCGATTTGCGCGCTTGCTCCAACGCCGCCGCCACCGCCTGTTTCTGTGGGTGTCCCGCGTGTCTCATCTCCTCTATATTGTGGGAGACCACCTTCTGTGACTTGCCTTTCTTGAGGGGCATATTTTTGTTCTTCTAATTGTTGTAGTGCTTGGTTTGTTTGTTTAATGAGGGGAGTAGTTTCTGTTGCTCTGGTTTCGGGGAAAAGTTCTTCGGTTAAAGTCGGGCGTGCTGATGGTCTTGCTACTGCCTGTCCAATTCCGCCTACCATTAAAAGATCGGCTAATGTTCCGAATCCCGCTCGATAGCGTTCCTTTGAAAATGCAGGAGTTTGTTCCGCAGCGATAATTTCCGGTATGCGTTGAGCGACCGGAATTCCTGCGGCTGCTTCCAATGGTCTGCCTTCTCGGATTGCTTGTCCTGCTCGATAAGTTGAAATCGCCTGTCCTATTCCGGGCGTTAAAGAAAGTCCAAGTTGCGTTGCTTCTGCCAGGGATTTTGGAACGAATCCTGCAACAGTTTCCGCTGCCGCCTCCAATGGAGCACGTATTCCCTGGGGAACAGCAGCTAACATCTCTTTTTGTTCTCCTACGGTCGGCGCACCGAGTTGTTGACCGTAAGCGGTGGCTGCTTCTATCCCAGTAGTTGGTGGTGGAGCGGCAGGAGCAGCAGCAGGCGGAGGCGCAATCATCGCGTCTGCTCTACGACCAAGCTCCTCTCTCAAATCGTCTGGAGCGTCATCAGGAACATTGATCAGCGTTCCGTCTGGCATTTGAACAGTCCCACCAACCGTTCCTCCAGCCTGATATTTTCGGACGCCACCAACCGACTCTCCTGTTCTTTTTCCTACCGCTTTACGGATTTTCTCAACCCCGACTTTGCGTTGTTGTTCTTTGTTCAATACAACTTCGCCGGGACTTAGCAGTGCTGGTTGCGTGTCTTTCGACCGTCCCCCTTTCGCAAATCCAATTGGCTGCGGAGGAACGTACCCGAGAAAATCGTCCTCAAAAAATCTCGCGTTCTCAAGCTTATCGAATGAACCGAGATGTTCCCCGGTTTCCTGAAAGCGTTGTATCGCTTCCTCTGGAGAAAATTTCTGTCCTTCTACCTGAGTGGGAAGTATGTATGTGCGATCGTCGATGTCAAAAGTTCCCGAGGCTTCTCCTCCCTCAATGTCCATAGTAGGCGCTTCGAGAATGCCGGGATAATCCATCGCCTTCTCGTATCCTTCCGGTCTTTCTTGTTCTGTTGCTTTGGCAGGAGTCTCTGGCACCATCAGGATTCCAGATTTTTCGTACGGAGTAAGCTCTGCTCCCTGATAGGCAGGCTGCTTCTTCCACCATTCGGTGGCTTCCTCCTCGGTGACGTATCCTCCGCCCTGGTATCGTTTTACCCTGCCTGCGGCTCCGCCTGACATTTATTCTTCTCCCGGTCGCTTACGCCCTAAATACTGGTAGATGTCGATTGGTTTAGGCTGTTCGCCAGCGGCAGCTTGAGGAGCACGCGATTCCTGTTGTATTTGCTGCCAGCTTTTGCCGCTCACTACGTCGGCAGGAGCGGCGGCGGCTTGATCAGGTTGCGCCACGGGTTGTGGAGCGGCAACGGCTGGCTGAACGGTTGGTTGTGTTTGCGGCGCTATCTGAGGAGCTGCTGGCTGCGGTGCTGTAGGCGCAATTCCTCTGCGTGCTCGAATTTCATCAATCGCCTGTTGCGCCGGAAGTCCGTTAATCGTGCCTTGCGGTGCCTGCTCAACCGTTCCAACACCAGGGACGTAATTTGGAGGGAATTTCGGCACAGTTCCGAGATCAATTACTGGCTGCGCTCCAGTTGGTTCTGGACGGAACGCTGTAGTGAACCTCTCGAAATCAGTGCGCGGAATAATGACGGGGTATCCTTTCCCGGTGTCGATTCGGATCGCCCCGCCTGCTTTCATTTGTTCTTTTCCAGCTTCTAAAACTCCCTTTGGGAGTGGTTTGCCTGCTGCCAGCAGGGCAGCGTGTTCGGGAGCAAGAATCTCACTCGCTTCACGCGTAAACTCCCCTTTCGGTTTGCCTTGTGCTGTAAATCCAGACCCGCCGAAATGAACTCTGGGTTTCCCTTCTTCGGTTATTCTAATTCCGCCAGCAGCAAAAGCCTGCTGAGGATTCAGTTTAGCAAATTCCTCGGGTGTCAATCCTGTCGCTTTTTGTAGGTCTGATTGAGCCTTAATAAATCGTTTCTCTTCAGCCTTATCGTGTGATGTCACGGCCTCTTTCATCATCGTAAAAGCTTGCTTGCTGTTCACGTAGTCGGGATGTTGCTCGGCTAACGCACTCACGGCATCTCTAAATTCTGGCGTTCCACGTTTATAATTTGCCTCGATATTCGCCAATCCTTTCATTACTCCTGCTGCCGCTTCGGAAGTTTGGACATTGCGTTGTCGGGTTAAATCTTTGTCAGCGATTGCGGCGTTGCGGAAAGCTTGCGCGACACGCAAATCGTCCTGATGTGCAAGTCGCGATTCTTGCGCCGAGATATTTTTTATCCCTGAATCAATGCCTCGAATCTGTTGCACAACGACATCCCCGCCGATTCGTTGACCTTTGCGATTGATCGGCAAATTCTGTAGCCGGTTTATTAACTGAGCACGAGTGTTTTCCGCGCCAGCGCGTCGTTCTACCAATGCCTGTCTGTCTGCGGCTGATTGTCCGCGAATGGTTCCTACATCGACTGTTCGCGCTGCCGTTGCTGCGGCTTTTGTTCTCGCTACGTCCTGCGCTGCTTTTGCTGCCGGATCGTAAAGCGGATCACCAGCATTCCACGGCGCCACCACTCCCTGTGGATGTGCTGCCCAAAACCTTTGCTCCTCTGGAGTTTGTGGCGAACCTTGTAAAACCCCGCTGCGAACCTGTTCCGGTGTGAACTGAGTCGAGCGCACGCGCGGACGCGCGGGTATATCCAAACCAGGAGGTGCTCGATAGCCGCCTTTCGTACTTCCAATTCCCTGTGCGCCAACGCGAAGATTCGTGGCAGGATCAAAATAGGTTTTCCCTTCGAAAACTCTACTGGCTGCGTTTGTTCTATGACGCGGCATATCCGTATTTCTTTTGCATGTCGTCCATCTCGCGACGATCTATGGGCGCGTTCTGCATATAAAACTTCTGTTCATCTGGTGTGGCTGTTGGCGCCACCGGCGTCGGTGTGGCCTCCGGTGTTTGATATTGGAAAACAGGATTGATCGCTCCGCCTTTTGTTGGTTGCCGAAGCAAATCGAATCTTGGTGACGGCCATCCAAGCTCAAACGGTCCAACCGGAATTTGATCCTGCTTGGGCTGAAAGGTGAGGTTACTAAAACTTGGCTGCGAATATGGAGTTGTGGTCTTGGGGGGATTCACCAGTTGACTCGCGGTGATTTGCGGTGCCTGAAAAAACTGCCTGCCCGCTCCTCCGCTTGTCTGCATTCCCGTAGGTGCGGGAGTAGGACTTGGAGTTGGCGTTGGGGGAGCGTTGCCGCCTCCGTAAAACGAACTTTCCGCTTCATTAAGTAAATCCTCCCGTTCACCCATCGAGCGGACACGGCCGGCCGCTCCGCCTTGAAGCCGTTTGTTTTCGTAATCGTATGGAGAAGGCATAATTAAATCACGTTTACCACTGTTCCGGCGCCGTACTCTACCATGTTGAATTGCGGGATTTCAGCTTCGGACAAAGATTCCAATTCCGCGTCGAGAAGATCGATAGCCCCTGCCAAAACACCGGGGTTATCTCTCGGATAGTTTGGTCCCCACGCGCGTCCTGCCCGTTCTTGATCACTTTTCTCCTCATACTGCAACGCTTTGAGTCCCTGTTTTAATGCGCCGATGTTATTGGGAACAACGATGTCGTTCTGAGAAGTTGGGATGACGAGTTTGAGTTTACAGATGCAGTTTACCGAGTCGCCGTCCGCTCCTGCTGAAATCAGGTATTGTCGATATTCAGGGATGGTTTCGCCTGGGGCGTAAACTCCGATCGCGCTTTCCTCGCTGGTATCGACATCAACCGCTACCAGATAAACCGGATTCGTGGTTACGGTTTTCTGGATGAAGGGAAGTTGCGTGAACTCCTGGCTTCCAGATGTAGGACCGCTTGTGATCGTGAGCGTTTCAGTCGAGAAAAGTTCGACCCCGTTCTGGTCAAGTCCTCCCGAAAACTTGATTTGACCGGACAAAGTTTCTGTACCGTAGATTTTGAGCGTAAACGTTCCTTCGGGAATTCTGAATGTTTGCGCCGAATCACTGTAAAGCTTCAGTCCGCTTTCACACGGTATCCATCCTCTTCGGTTTTGACCGTTAGAGGTAAGACAACAGAATCCGGCAAACTCGTGGAATCGAGAGTAAATAGGAGCTTTCTCGATGCAAGCAGGCTGAAATTGCTCGCAGGTTTCAAATCCCCTCGGCAAAGTCAGGAGAGCGCCGTGAGTCTCGTCTGCGTAAACTCTGAGCGTTGTCCTGCGCCAACACGATTTCCACGTTCCGAAGGTGAAGAAACGCTCGAGGACTTGCGCGAGTTTAAGATCGAAATTGTAGAAGTCCTGTTCGGTAGCGTTTTCGTAAGCAACAAGGGAAGCGTCGTTCCACAACATCCGGCGTGCGGCGAGCAATGTAAGCACGCTGCGTTGTATAAATCAATGTTTACGCGGTAGCAATAGAAAAATCGTTTGCATGTTTGAAAACTTGGGGTTAAAAGCCATTTCAGCGTCAGAACATCCCTACGAAAATTGGGACGCGTTTTGAAAATCGGTTAGGCGACCATATTTCGACAGGTCGCAGCGGTGACGGTTCACAGTCACGACCGCAGATTTTCAAAACTTAAATGTTCAAGAAATACTTTTTCAAGTACCCGCTTGCAGGATTCTGCCTACTCCTTTTTATCAGTGTTTTAGCTGGTGTGCAGTACGGCTGGCTTGCGGCGTTTGTTGTCACTCAGGCCATTGCTCTGAGTCTATTTATTCGTCCGGTGTTGGGGCAAACATCCATGCCTGATGAATGTTTCGCAGTAACTAACTCTCTCCTTATGGAGAGTGGCAGATTCGGTCCCGGCATCTATGCCCGCGCAGCGCGTAAACGACCAATTATTCGATTGCAGCAAAGTACGCGTGGCGCGTGGATGGATGGAATGGGAGTAACAATCGCAGCCGTAACTTTCGAGCGAATGCTACCAAACACCTACGGAGGGGTTTGGGCGGCTATTGCCGTGAGCGACGGTGCCGATGTCAACGCTTGCTTGCCGCCAACTGACACGGTGGATTTCGGTCAAACCAGCCGAACGTTCGGACCCGATCACATGGCAGTCGATTCGGATTACTTTTGTATCCGAGATATTCAGTTCGATTACCAATATGCCGAGTTTCTGAGCAAGATCACGGCTGGTTTTTCAAACACCTCAGAGTGGATTTGGGCAAGCCGTTACACCTCGGAATACGTTCGCCTTGCCGGTCATAAACTGACCCTCAACAAAACGCACGGTCCCCAGGATAGCGCCACGGCGTATAACGTCAGCTTCGTTCCTGACGCGCGTCTCTCGCAGGAGTTTCTCAATTCTTTGTACATGGATTTGTACAGGGAAGGCGGAGACCTCTCCGAAGGACTCGATGAAGATACGAATGCCCCAGTATTCACGCTAATCACTTCAGCGGAAGTTTCCCGCTCGGTGATCAAGTCTGATCCGGCAATGGCGATGGATAATCGCTATGCGTACATGGGTTCAAAGAATGATCCGAATAGTCCGCTCCTGGTCGGTGTGCCGACCAAGCGCCGGAACTACGGCGGGTTTATGCACGAGATCGATCCGTATCCGCGCAAGTTCACCTTTAGCGGTGGCGCGTATCACGAAGTCGCTCCATTCGTACAGTCGGCCACAACCAAAGGGTTCAAATGGGAACAGAACCCAGCGTACAAAGCTGCGCCGTATATCGAATCGATCATCTGGCACAGGGACAACTACCAGAGTTTGGCGGTCAACACGATCACCAATCCGGCGCCGGGATGGAACTTCAATCCGCATTCGTGGATGGGCAAGTTCGAGCCGAGAAACATTCTCGATCGTACCTGCAATCCTGATGGAACGATGATTTATTGGAGAGCCCTGTATGCAGATGCTTCCAAGCCGATCAATCCGGCTGTGGGTTATGGCATCTTGCATCTCGACTGCCCGATGAACATCAATCTGAGCGATTGCTACGGAGCTTACTCAACTTATCCGCCTGATGCGTTTGTAGGTTAGGAACGCATCTAGCACAACCATCAACGCGGGGAGTACCCAAACCTGCTCCCCGCGTTGAACCAAACTTTATGCGCTTCAACGACTGGGGCGGAATTGAGAGCTTAGAACCGTCGCCTCTTCAGGAATTGGAAGAGGATACGGGGTTACTGCTAATCCCTGGCACACACGACATCCAAATCGTTCGGGGGATTGCGTGGGAAGGACGAATCCTTCAATGCAAAGACGAGAACGTCTTGGTCGGAGGAGTCATTATTCCCGATCTTACGGGAACCTACGTTCCGTCCGGCGAATGGGATGGTCAGCCACTCTTTATCCTCGAGAGTTCGCCAGCCTCGTTCATCTACTACAACGCAGTAGAAGCTTCGTATATCCTCGCCAGAAGTCTCACCACTGGGGCGCTGACTGATCAGTTCGTACCAAGTCCCGATCCTCTGACTGACGAACCGACTGGGGATTATGCCGGTGAAGGAGCGTATTCGGGAACAGCGGTTGTAGATGATAATCCGACTGATCTTACGGGGTTCACTGCTCAAGCAGTGGTTCGACGAAATGACGCGGAGGACGAAATCGTTCTCGATCTTACTCCTGAAGTCACGGACGCCGTAAACGGCGAAATCACCATTCCCGGCCTCACAACAGACCAGACCGCAGCCATACCGATCGTCGGCGCTTTTCAGTGGGACTTGGTAATTACGGAGACAGCGAGCGGAAATCGCTTGGGACCGTACATCATGGGCAAATTCATCATTTCAGACAACATCACGCAGGAGTGATATGCCGGTCATTTCAGAGCCACCTGTTATTACAATAAGGGTAATCGTACCGGAACCCAAGATTGTCAGGATAAACATCTTGGGGAGCGGCGGCGGGGGTGGGTTTCCGATAATTCCATCGGACATCGCAAGGCTCTCGCTTCCGAATGTTTTCCTGCGGGAAAATACGTTCCCGGGACTCAGGCTTACTCCACACCTAGTGACGAGCGATGTAACTCTTACCGCTCTTTATTCTGAGGTTGTGGTTGACTGTTCTATTCTCAATCAAGACATCACTGTCACGTTGCCACCAGCTTTAGCTACAGGACAACTCTTCAGAATTAAGAGAAAAGACGACACGGCTCACACCGTTTTCATAATTACTAGCGGAACCGACGTGATTGATGACGGGCAGACTATTGTTCCGTTAGCCGCATTTCAAACAGTTACTCTGTCAGACGCGGTTGAAGGGTTTTGGGACATGGGATTGTTCCTGCCTCCATTCGTTCTTCCCGCAAATTTGGCGCTGTTAGATCAACCAAATTTATTTACCGATGTAAATAGTTTTGCAGGACTACGGTTAAGCAGAAAAATTGTCAGCTCCGATTATGACGTTCAACCGAATGACTTCGCTATTTACGTTCAAGGCGCCACTGGCGACGTAAACATAAATCTCCCGCAAGCACTCGTTGACGATGGAAGAGGGCAATATCTTCGGGTTAAAAAGCTGGATGACACTGAAGATGTGGTAGCTATAAATGCTTTCCTAGGTGATACCATAGATGGATCGATAAGCGTTAATCTCACTGAGCTCTACGCTGACGCACAGCTTTTGGAGGCGGCAGTTGGTTACTGGGATAATACGGGTTCTGCTGCTGGTGGTGGAGGAAATGGCACTGCTAACTTTGGTCCATTTGGCAGAGTGCGTGATCTTTCCCCCATACATGGTTTTGCGTTCGACGTGCTGGACGTGGACAACGTTACCTGGGTTGAACAGATTCGTTACACTGAACCAGCGAGCAGTCCGCCGCCTGTAAGCAGCGTGACTTGGTGGTATAAACCGGAGATCACCAATACGACAGAGCTGGCCGCATTTCCAACACTTGGCAATTCTGAGTTTGCAAGGATGGACGTGCTGTTTGATGCCGATCCAGATTTGGGAAGCGGTTTCAAGGTTTTCATCCTGAAATCAGGACCAGCAGACGGCGCCGATCCTGGGCAGGTTGCCCCAGATGATTACGATTTAGGCACGAACGATTTTCATTGGGAGAGCGCAATCTAATGGCAAGCACAATTTCAGTTGATCAGGATCATACAGGACACGTCATACAGAACGTGGCTGATCCCAGCACCGATCAAGATGTGGCGACGAAGCATTACGCCGACTTGATAAGCGCCGGATTGAATGCCGTTATATTCAAGGGTGTCATTGATTGTTCCGGTAATCCAAATTATCCAGCAGCAGATCGTGGATTTGCATACATCATTTCAGTAGCAGGCAAGATCGGAGGTGCGTCCGGCATAGATGTTCTGGCGCGTGATCTAATTATCTGTTTGACTAACGGAACTCCTTCAGGCGATCAGGCGGCAGTTGGAGACGAGTGGACAATCGTTGCGGCTAATGTCGATGGCTCGGTTACAGGGCCGCTTTCAGCCGTTGACAGCGATTTTGTGCAGTTTGATGGAACAACAGGAATACTGGTCAAAGACGGCGGGTTATCGCTTGATACTGATGACACGCTCGCTGCGGATTCAGATTCGAGGATACCAAGCCAGCAAGCTGTCAAGGGTTACGTGGACGCTGAAGTTGCTGGAGTAACCATACCTACTGGTAATCTTACGGATGTCGGGACAGATGGCATCGTGGTTACTGGCGGGACTGGAGCAGTAGTAGGAACCGGGACATCTATTGCTCAACACGTTGCTGATGCCAGTCATAACGGGTATCTGTCATTAACTGATTGGAGCACATTTAACGGCAAACAATCGGCCATTACTCCAGCGGCATTAACCAAGACCGATGATACGAATGTCACTCTCGCGCTTGGTGGAACTCCTGCAACTGCGTTGCTTCAAGCTGCATCGCTAACATTGGGTTGGAGTGGAACGCTGGGTATAAGCCGTGGCGGATTCGGCAAAGCCATGACTGATCCCAACGCGCATCGACTCGTAATCTGGGATGATACTGATGGCGACTTTCAATACGTTACGATTGGCACAGGACTAACTTACGATCATGCTACTCATACTCTTACATCTGCGGGAGGTTCAGCAACGCACGCAGTCACGCTTGCGGTTGATGGCTCGAGTGCAGTGGTAACGGCAGGTACAAAGAATCCGATCAAGATACCTTATGGCGGCACATTGACTGGATGGTTGCTCATTGGAACGCCAAGCGGTTCTGTCACCGTTGACATTCTCCGCGCTGCCGATGGAGCGGGATTGCCGGTAACCAGCATTGTTGGAGCCGGAACCAAACCATCGTTGTCGAGTGCGGTAGAAAATTCGTCTACCAGTTTTACCAGTTGGACTTCGACAACACTGACCGCAAAGGACAATCTCGCAATCAGCTTATCAGGCATCACGGCCTGCACCTACGTTTCTCTAGTCCTCTACTTCACATAACATGGCTTACACAGAATACTATTGTCAGAGTGGCGGCTCGAATCTCAACGCAGGCTCGACCACGAACAACACGGCAGCATACACCAGTGCTGCTGGAAACTGGGTGCAAAGTACGAGAGTGTTTACGCCAACGGATGGAAGCAACCCGTCGGCGTCTGTGAGTGTTGGAGATTGGGGCAGTGTTTACATCACCGCTGGGGCAACAAACGCGGTGTGGATAGCGCGAATCTCAGCCGTACAGAACGCAACAAACGGGACTATAACTTTCGTACTCACAGCCACCTTCGCTGGAGCGACGCCTGCGAACGGAACCGGAACCATGACAATTAGAGTAGGTGGAGCATGGTTAGGCCCGAATGCCGCCACTGGGTTTCCGTTTACGTTAACGAGTTTCGGCAACAATCAAGATGCCAGTTCCAACATGGTAAGAATGAATCTGAAAAATGATCAGACTTATTCTCTAACTGCCGCGTTCACTCCTACTAACTCTGGAAACAAGTACGCCGTTCGAGGTTATACGAGTTCAGTAGGTGACGGAGGCAAAGCCACGTTTGATGGAGGAACCAGCACGGGGTCGATTCTTTCCGCCACAGGACCACTGCAAACTGTTTGGGAAGATGTAATCTTCACAACGTCGATTACCACCGGCACGTCTGATCTCGTGACAGAAGGCACGCAGTCGGGAATATGGATTCGCTGCGTGTTTCAAGGATCGCGCGGAGGTGGAATTTCTATGAATGCTACCTCGACACCAGGGGCTGCATTTGAATGCGAAGCATACAACAATAATAGGTCGAACACAGCAGGTAAAGCTGGGTTTCAAGTTTCAGGGGCGCATCTACTGTATCGGTGTATTTCTCACGATAACACCGGAAGCAATTCTGCGGGGTTTGTGATTGCAGGAGGCGGCACAACTTTGCAAAATTGCATTTCAGATACAAATGGCGGTCGCGGCGTGAACGTTACGTCAACATCAAGCTTCGGCCCTATTGTCATAAGTGCTTGTGACATATACAACAATGGTGGCGATGGCATCACCATAGCGTCCGCAAATGTAACCGCATTCTTAATTGAGAATACTAATTTCATCAAAAACACAGGAGCAGCAATCAATAATGCCTCCACCACCGATGCGTATGGTTACATTTTTAATTGCGGATATGGTGCAGGAACGCAAGCTAATGGTAGTGCAGACACGCTCGGAAGATTGGAGCAGAGCGGAACCGTTACGTACGCAAGTAATGTGACGCCGTGGGTTGATCCAGCTAACGGCGATTTTAGAATTAATCTTACCGCCGCCAATTTTGCTGGTCGTCAAGCGTTCACGCAAACCGCTGCCAGCTATGCTGGAACAGTAGGGTATCCCGACATCGGTGCTGCACAATCCGCTACCGGAGGAGGGAGCGGGACATTCACCAAAGAAGTCAGTTACGGTTATGCCTCCTAAATGAAAAAGTTTTTGATCTTTCTTTTATTTAGTTCTCTTGCGTTTGGCGAGGGCAACGAAGTTCTCAAGATCGGGACGCAAACGCACAATGTTCTTCAACCTCTCGGGATAAATTGGCCTGGGACAACACTGGACTTCACTGGCTCGACAGTAGATTTCACTGGAGCTACGGTAACTGGATTATCAACCGTGGGCGCGTTCACGGACCTGACTGATGTTCCAAATAGTTATTCCGGTCAATCACTGAAGATTGTCAGGGTAAATACTGGCGAGACCGGACTTGAATTTGCGACCATCTCTACTGGTGGCGTGACGAGTGTTGATGTCAGTGGGGCGAATGGGATTAGTTCTACGGGTGGTCCGATTACGACGAGCGGAACAATCGCTCTATCACTTCCAATTACGCTTGCCGGTACAGCGGGAAAAACATTGACCGTTAATAACACTCTAACATTTACAGGAACGGATGGATCGACATTAAACATAGGCGCAGGAGGAACGCTTGGCACCGCAGCGTACACAGCCTCGAGCGCGTATCAACCGATTGACAGTGATCTAACGGCAATCGCAGCCTTGGCAACCGATTCGTTCGGGCGCGATTTGCTCATCAAAACCAGTGGGGCTGATGTGCGTTCTTACATCGGCGCTGGCACTTCTAGCTTCGACGGAACATTTACTTCTCTGACTAGCAAACCTACTACCTTAACTGGTTATGGGATCACGGACGCGCAACCACTGGATTCTGACCTAACCACGATTGCTGGTTTAACAGCGACTACTGACAATTTTTTAGTGTCAGTTTCAAGCGCGTGGGCAAGTAGGACACCAACTCAGGTGCGTACCACATTAGGGCTTGTCATTGGCACCAATGTTCAGGCGTGGGACACGCAACTGGATTCGCTTGCCGGATTGTCCTACACCGGAAACACCCTGAAAGTCGTACGCGTCAACGCGGCAGAAACCGGATTCGAATTGGCTACAGCAAGCGGCGGTGGAACTCCTGGTGGAAGCGATACTCAGGTACAGTTTAATGATAGCTCGGCCTTTGGAGGTGATACTGCGTTTACTTGGGACAAGACAGCTAACATTCTTACACTGGGAGTTGCAGGTTCGATTGTCGGGGAATTGGATTTGAAAAATGCGACCTCTGGGACAATAGCGTTAAAACCTCCTACCGGAGCACTCGGAACAGTCACGGTTACGGTTCCCGCAGCCACGGATACATTAGTTGGCAAGGCGACTACAGACACGCTCACCAACAAGCGGATCACCAAGCGGATTCAATCAATGGGCGATGCGACCTCGTTTACTCCTGATTCAGATTCCTACGACATATCATCTCAAACCAACACGCAAGCCCTCGGCACATTGACTGCGAACGCTCCGACCGGAACGCCCACTGATGGTCAATCATTGATGATTCGCATCAAATCCACCAATGTCCAAACCTTTAGTTGGAATGCAGCGTATAGCGGTGGATCAAACGGGTTGCCTACTGCGACCACAGGTGGCTCTACTGTTGATATGTATGCTTTTATGTATAGCACCCTGACTACAACATGGCTTTATACCGGAGGCGTAGGAGGATTCTAATGAAACAGGCAATCCTGCTATTCCTACTGTCAGTGCAGATTGCCAGTGGAGCAATCGTGGAGCGATGGTTTGCCGTTAGTAGTGCTGGAGCAGCGGATGGAACCAGTCACGCTAATCGAGCAGCACTATTTTCAGCCGGGAACTGGTCAACGGTGATCAGTGGTTTTAATTTCGCTGGTTCCGATTCGCTCAAGTGCTACATTGAGGCTGGCAGTTATACTTGTTCTCAAACTTTAGGTGCTGCGATTTTTAGTAATGTTCCCACCACAGGAAATCCGTTAATCCTGGTTGGCGCGGATTCTTCTGGTAACGCCCTGACTCCGCCTGATCCAAATTGGACGAGTGCACAGCCAGCCTGGAGTACCGCCACGCTTCCCACAATAGCAACGACAACGAATATACCCACAATCAACCTTACTGGTGAAGTATGTTTTTTTTATTTGATCAACTTTACCGCCACAAGTCGCACAACTACTGGCGGTGTTGTTTCAAGCGCAACAAGCTTGGTGTGGTGTCAAGTTACGAACTCTGCCAGTGGCACTGCTGTCAATGCAGTAGGAGCCGTTGCCAATAGCATCAATTCTGTCTATAGCTGCACCGCAGCCAGCTATGATGCCGTGGTGAACATCACGACCGGAACCACGGAATATACAAATTGTAGAATTGTTGGTAACGCAAGCGCATCCAGTGGAAATCGGAGGGGGATGACATTTGTCGTTGCTGATCCCACTGTGCAACGATGCACAGTGATAAATAACGTTGGAGAAGGTGTGCTTGGCAATACTGCTGCGGCGGGTTCACATGTCAAAATACTTGAATCCGTTATAGCAAATAACGGCACTGGGTTGAAAACACATAGCACCGCTTCTCAATCTACGTTTTTTATCACTGCAAATTGCATGATTACTGGTAATACCACAGGGATAGACGGCAACAGTAACGCTGGTCGTGTGTTGCTTTCCGACAATCGGCTTCGTAACGGTACGAACACAACCGGGATGGGAAACCTTCCTACCAACTTGGGTAACAATACCAGTGCCGGATCGGATGCGGCGGACTACGCGAATGCGACCAATGGCGATTTCAGGATAAGAATGACCTCATCACTGTGGGGAAAGGGATTCGGAGTGCAGGATCAACCCAGGCCAAATGGTTTCTTTATACAGTAAAAAAGCACCACAATGAAAAAACAATTACTTTTAGCTGTCCTCATAATCTTTACGGCTTTGATTGCCAACGCCACGACGTTCAATTCTGACGGAACAGTCGCAAACATTCAGTCGATCCACAACACTCAAGCGCAAAACGGCGATACCATAACGATTCCATCCGGCACATTTAGCTGGACTGTAGGGTTAACAATCACAAAAGGCATTACGCTGAAGGGTCAAACCATTATCACCAATACCGGAACGGCAACTCCGACTGTCAACGACGGAACTCACGGTGGAACTAACCAGGGGACGGTCATACAGGATGACACTTTGCCGCGCGGTCTAAATCATTTCATTGTTAAAGCAAACATGACAACCGTGAATCAACCGTTCAGGTTGACGGGTGTTACTTTTGCAAGAGGCGCGACTCAAACTGTTCAAGGTGAGGGTCTGGGTGCAATATTACTTAACTCCCCTGTTCAAAACAAAAACATGCGCGTAGATCATTGTCATTTCTTTAATACATTGGTCACTCGCGATATAGCAGCTACTGGATGGGTTCTCGGTGTTTTGGATCATAACTGGCATGAAAACATCGGGGCAGCAAGGCCGGTTGGAGTTGGCAATAAGGAAACGTTTTACGTTGAGCACGCTACATACGGGGGCAGAACTGCTGGTCACGGGTCATGGGCGGATTATCCACGATTTGGAACGGACAATTACCTTTTTGTTGAGGATAGCACGGTAGAACATTCAGCAACAACTGACGGAAGCAAAGGTTTACGGCTTGTTCTCAGGCATAATTATTTTCTGGATACCTCGATTTTATCGCACGGAACGGAAGGCGTGAACAGAGGTTCGCGTGCCTGGGAGGTTTACAATAATACATTTAATTTTACTGCCCCGAGAACTTTTTCTGCGCCAGTACAATTGCGCGGTGGTAACATTTTAGTCCATGACAATCTGGGTACCGGAGTTCCGGACGCAGGCTTGAATAAAACCTCAATGTGCATGTTCGGAGATTATCGGGAAGCCTACATCAAGCCGGATTCAACTTGGTCACTTACGAACGGAAGCAATATCCTGGATAAATACGCCACGAAAGCAGATGGAACATGGACGGACGGCGAACCAACATATTACTGGGTAACTGGAACCGCTAGTAACGCAACGCCTGAAGGTACGCTAACGGACAACACGAAAAGCTGGTTGACGAATCAATGGGCTGGATACCAGCTTCTGGCACCAGGGCAGGTGGCCAATAGCGGCGTTCCTGTTACTACCCCTATCATCTCAAACACCGCCACTACTATCAAGTATTACAATGCTGGTGGTGCTAACTTCG